ATTTCACGGCATAATCAGTGTCAATCGGTTCATAAATAGATGGATGCCTGACACTACCACCGACATCTATGATGACTATTTTGAAGCGAAGAGTATCCAGTCGGCAAAAGCGCATCTCACGAAACTCGCAAACACGACGGAGCTGTTCTCATGGGTGCAGTCCTGGGACAACGAGAAACGCACCTATACCGGCAAAGATGTGCGGTGGCTGTCCTGGAGCAAGATTCGCACCGGTATGACAGACAAAAGACAGGAGGTCGCTCGCACTGATCGGATGTCTGAACGCGAGTCCGGGGAAAGCATTAATACCGAGCCCTATAACCGCTACGGGACATCTGCGCAGTATCGTGTGGATCTCATGCTCCGCTGGTTAAACGAATGAGCCTATAGAACTCAAAGGTGATGACGGCACCTTTGGGATACAAGCGAGCGGATAGACCAATATTCGCTCGTTATAGTGGCTGTAGGGGTGTTTTTGCTTGGGTGTTTCTTCTAGGTAACCTAACCCTTACAAGAGGTTTCTTAACTGGTAACTGGAAACTGGAAACTATTAAAATGATACGTGTTGAACACTTTGAAGATTCTACGGACCTGGCGCGCGGCATCCAAGCGGGTGACGCGGACGTATACGCGGCGTTTTTCAATCGGTTGTATGCGCCAGTTTTGGAGCGGGCACGCTACCTGTTGAAAAACCACGAGGACGCTGAAGATGCGACGCAAGAGGTTTTTTTCAAAGCGTGGGAAAAGCGTTCAAAATACGATCCAGCAGGCGGTGATTTCGTAGGGTGGTTCTTGGTCCTTGCGGAGCGAACCCTCCTTGATGCATACCGAAAACGCAAACGGCTTTCAGAAATAGAGGTCACTTCCTTTGAAACGCCCTTTGAAGAAGATAGCGAGATACTAACACTTTCGGAAATCATTGCAGCACCGCGAACGGATGTGCTGGATGCGATTGTCGTTGATGAGACCCTCGCAGCGATTGAAGCAGCCCTGCTTGAGATGACACCGGTGTATCGACTGACATTCATTCTTTATTATTTCGAGGGCTACAGTCTTGTAGAGGTTTCTGAGATTATGAGATGCCCATATAGCACCAGCAAGATTCGGGCATATCGCGCACGCCATCAGATTTTGGCGATATTAGAGGAAGTGGTTTCCAGTGGTTTCCAGAAAAAATAGCAACCCCTCTTAACTGGTCACTGGTCACTGGTAACTGGAAACTATTTTGGAGGAAACTGATGAACATTAATTTAGAGTGGACAGAATTTTGGTATTCCGGGAACACAAAAGCCCTCTCGGAATACCGCAGGCTTTCAAACGAAAAATCCGCACAGCTGCCACCCAAAAAGAAGGTTCGGAGACGACAGCGGAAGCGGAAACGAACCGCGCGGCGCAAGCACCGGTTACGGATTTTTTAGAAGGAGAAATCGCTACAGAATGCCAGAATTCACGTATCAAGAAATCGACTTCCAGATCTCCGTCAAGGAGGGATTCTATCACTACCAGCAGAAAGTCTCGCCGGCATACAGCGTCGACGGGACAGACTTAGACTGGGCAGCTATCGTCGTACATCGTTTGCCCGGTCGATTTCGAGAAGACCAGTGGTTCGTCTCGGAGCAGACCACCGGCAGTGCCATTGAGATACCGAAAACGACATCGCGAGACGAAGCCGTCCAACACGCGATTACCAAAATCCAGCAAATGGGACGCGAAGGGTTCGAGAAAGCGTTAGCACGTACCCGAACCCAAAAGGCGCGAAAATGGAAACCCGTTAATAGTTAATGGTTAATGGTGATTGGTTAATGGTTAAGAGTGATTGGTTTAGTGGTTCACGGTTCATGGTGGTTGGTTAAGAAAGAAACCTCTTTCCAACCACCAACAACTAACAACCAACAACTATTAAAAATCATAGAACAGACCGCTGGGCGGTGCATCTTTAAGGCGTAAAGCGACAGTGCCTTCATCCGTCCGGTAGACTTTCTGATAGGTTTCTTTGATAGGCGTGAGATCGAAGGTATAGTCCTCGGTTATCAAGGCTTTACATGTATCTGAATTCGCGTTATGGGCGAGCGACACCCGCAGCTGCACTGGAAATGATTCCAAGAACCGCTGCTCGGCAACCAAGGTAAACGCGTGCGTTTCACAACCGCCGCCATAAGATACATTGATAGTCAACGTATCGTCCTGCAGCGTCGCAGCATTGATAGTGTACGCGTCAGTGCCCCACGTATCCGGTTTAAGTCCGAAGACAACAGTGCCGATGTTTCCTACGTCATCTGCTGCAGCATCGTCTTTTCCTATGACTTGCATTCCCATACGGTCACATCCTATTGTAAACAGAATCATGAAAATCGTGAGTGAACAGATATAAAAGTTTTTTGTAGACATGTTTTTAAAGTTGCCAGTTGCCAGTTACCAGTTACCAGTGAAGAGGTTTCTTTTCTGGTTACTGGAAACTGGCCACTGGTTACTGACGACTACTCCTATTTCGCTATCAACATCTTTCGGGTTGCGGTAAAGTCGCCCGCGGTGAGTGTGTAAAAATAGAGACCACTCGCGACTTTTTCACCGAGTTGGTTTTTACCATCCCAATACGCTGCCCGATGCTTGCTCTGATAAACACCCGCAGCCTGATGTCCCAACGTCAATTCTCGAACCGCTACGCCGCGGACATTATAGATCGTCAAGGTCACTTCTGCATCTTTTGCCAAGTGATACGGGATCCATGTCTCAGGATTGAACGGGTTCGGATAGTTCGGCAACAGTGCTGTTGATTCGGGTTTCTCTGCCATTTCCATTTCGATGAGTAGGTGCTGCAGCACTTTAAGCACGGTTTCGGGGATCCCTTTTTCGAGTTTCCGCGCATCGACAAGCGCAACAGCCACATTGCGGTATGCGAGGTTTCTATCCGATAAGGCGTTTGATACCTCGGCGACCGTTTCTATATTGACGAGAGAAGGCGCATTTGCACCACCGCTCGCAGCATCAATCGCCCGCGCAACAAGGATGAGGTCTGGCAGGTTAACAACGCCATCCGAATTGACATCCGCGGGAAGATCGGTACCCGGTGGCACCTGCGTCCCGTAAGCCATCGCGACAATCACAAGGTCCGCGACATTCACCACTCCATCGCCATTGACATCCACGGGGGAATCTGCAGGTATACCTTCCTCAAGTACCTCAATAGTGAATTCCAAAGAAGCAGATTCACCTATTGCATCTGTGGCGGTGTATGTAGTGTTGGTGATGCCCTCTGCAAGTGGGGAGGGAGTGCCGCTGAGTATCTGCGTTACTTCATCAAAATGGAGCCCGTCAGGTATTGGTGAGAGGGTGTAGGCATAGGGTGGCGTTCCGCCGGTTGCAATGGGCAGCGGCACTGGCAGGATAGCCACGTTGACCGTAAACGTCTGATTATCAATCGTAGGCGGATTGAAGCTGATACCGCCCGGACTGGGTGGTGGCGGTGTCGTTGAAACGGTGACACTGACACCCGTGGAGCAGTTATTGTTAGGGTCCGTCTCATTCGCAACAGTCTCAATGCACGCGCCGTAGTAGGACGTACCGATGGAAAACGTCGGGATCGTGACGCTCACTTCGCTGGTAGCAGCAGGTTCCAGCGAACCCACAGATGCTGTATCGATCGGAATATCCAGTACCGTAATGGTGGCATCAAAAGACTCATAAAACTGCAAGGTTGTTGCAGGCGCAGCGCCTACCCCTTGGTTTCGGACCGTAACCGACAACGTAAAACTTTCACCAGGGAATACATGCTCCGTGTTTACCCGAGGGTTTTCAACAACCAAATCGAATCCAGAGTCAACGATGTCAGGGGGCGTATCCCCTGGTAACCACTGCTGGATTTCAGGCACAATGTGGGTCATCAAAGTGCCAGCGTTGAACTGTCGGAATATCTCGCCGTCAATCCTGTAAAACCAACCCGAATGATTGATTGCAACAACACCTGTTCCGTCGAGCATGAAAACCGGCGCACCGGAGGCGCCTCTTTCAGTGTCTGCCAGATAACCTAACGCATAATTCAGCTCTGGGAACTCTGATATGAAGTCCGCTGGAATATCTACGATTTGACTATTGCGCCTTGAAATTTCCTTTGACCTGCCAGCTGAATGATGAATAATTTTCACATTCTGACCAGCACTGGGGCGCGTCGTGGTATCGAGTTCGAGCCATCCATAAGTATCCCCGATAGGGTTATCCAGTCTCAGAAGCGCGTAGTCTTTAGGTTCATCCATCCGTAAAATTTCGGACACACGCGCCGTGATACCGCCAAGTGTTGGATCTACATCGCGATCCTGATAATAATCCATGTAAATTCTGGCATTTCCAAGCGGGAGGAGACCGGCATCGTCGTGAATACAGTGGTGGTTCGTCAGGAACAGATCGGGACCTACCAAAAATCCGGTACAGATCCAGGATCGATTTGGATCGTCTCGAGTCGGTATCCTAATCAAGCCGACTTTGGTGCCAAGTTGGTAGTCTTGACTCTCTGGCGGGAGATCCCGCATTTTTTCAAAGTCTGCGGAACCGAAAATAAACTGAGGGGCCTTTTGAATAGGTTCAGGGTTGTCTTCGATATTTCCTACACCGTTAGGTGTCGGGAAGTCAAAGTCGTCTGCTGGAATAGCGAACCCGTTTGTCAAACAAAGGGAAGCCAAACCGAAGACGCAAATAAAAAACAGAATGTGAGATTTTCTAAGCTTTTTAAGCACGGTTAACTCCTTAATGTAAGCTGCTCTAAGCGGCATAAGTATTGGGTCTTTTTTCTTGGGGTTTGCATCGTCTATCGTTTGCATCGCTTCCGATTCCACTCGGTGGTGGTAGAGACCTGCCTTGCGGCAGGGTGGAATTCTCTACCAACGATGCTGTTAATAGCATAGCACATGAAAAAAGAAAATCAACTTTTTTTTGGTTTTACTATTGAAACCGAACCCGCGAAACTAACGTTTATTGAAACGATACAGGTTTGCAACCTTGCAACCCTGCAATCTATCAACCTTGAAATCCTGCAACCTTGCAACCTATCAGTTGTGAGTTGTAGCACAAACTGTTAGTTTTTGTTTTATACGGCGCAAACTAATAGTGGACGCTACAAAAACTATAGCCTCAACGAACCGCAAGGAAACTTAAAAAAATGAAAACGTTAGCTGTTCTGAGTAGAAAAGGCGGCACCGGCAAGACGACCCTCGCGATCCATCTCGCTGTTGCTGCTGAACGCGCGGGGCATACGACCATTCTGATTGATCTCGACCCGCAAGCCTCCGCGGCGAAATGGAATGACCATCGCGAAGGCGACACGCCTTTCGTCGTGACTGCGCCCCCATCACGATTAAAGGAAGTTTTAGGCAAAGCCGCAGAAGCCGGCGCAACCCTCGCAATTTTAGATACCGCACCGCATACCGAAACCGCAGCACTGGATGCCGCAAACGCTGCAGAGATGGCATTGATTCCTTGTAAGCCGGCACTGATCGACCTACAGGCGATTACCTCAACAATCAACGTCATCCGGCTCGCGAACGTACCCGCACGGATCGTTTTCAACGCCGTACCATCGAGAGGCGATCGCGTAGAACAAGCACGTGAAGCCGTCAAGGTGTTTGATGTACCGTGCGCCCCGTGTGAAATCGGGAATCGGATTGCTTTTAGCGATTCCTATAACGCTGGACTCACAGCACAGGAATACGAACCCCGCGGGAAAGCCAGTCGTGAAATCAGAGAACTTTATACTTACATATCAACAGAAATGGGGGTATAATATGCCAAAGAAACCGGATCTCAAAGAAGTTTTTAAAGTCGATGAAAACGAGTTACAACCGAAACCTGAACTCCAGGTCGTTGAACCTCAGCCTAAGCCTACCGCGAAAGCGGAAGCAAAAAAGAAACATATCGGCGGCTATTTTCCACCCGATGTCTACCAACAGATGAAAATACTCTGTGCTGAGACGGGCATGACGACCCAAGAGATATTGAAAAAGGGGCTCAACGCCGTCTTCCGGATGCACGATAAACCGCCGATAGCGTAGGACAGTTACCAGTTACCAGTTTTCAGTTACCAGTTAATACAGTCTACTGGTCCCTCTTAACTCTTAACTGGCCACTGGTTACTGGCCACTGGTTACTCCAAAAATGATTTCTAAAACCTACTGGACAATCTTAGAGCATGCGAATCGCGAGTTGGCGCAGCGTTTTGAGAAAGCTAAAAAGGCACGCGCCAGTGGTGATGCGCGCGGCATACAGCAAGCCGAGATGGACTATTTTCAGGCACTGCAACGCTTGATTGACGATGTGCAGAATGCTGTTGCAGATCCGAACAGGGAGAATAGGTTATAAGTTATAAGAAAGAGCAGGTTGGGAAAATCCTACTCTTAACTGATAACTGGTAACTAATTATGAAAGGCACAAGACCGCTCGACAACGACGAAATAAGACTTGTTTCCGTGTGCTTTGACGGTGCTTTTGAAGCGCGCAATTGCGGGCTTTTCATGCTCGGTGTCTCCACTGGCGGACGCATCTCCGAATTGCTCAGCCTACAGATCGGGGATGTCTACCAGAACGGTCGAGCTGTCACCGATCTGCTCTTTGATAAATCCGTCGTCAAAGGTGGCGAGGTCTCCAGAGCCGTGCCAATCAACCGAGACGGCAGACGCGCCATCGATAGCCTGATCGCTTGGCATCGGGACCGGTACAAGGATACCAAAGCGAACCGTCCGCTGTTCCCATCGCGCAATGGACGGGGCGAAAAACCGATGTCCCGGAGGACCGCACACGATGTTTTGAAAAATGCTTTTGAGGCAGCCGGGCTGAACGGTCACCTCGCGACACATTCGTTGCGAAAGAGTTTCGCCCAGCGGCTTTACGATCGCACCAGTGATATTTTCGCCGTGCAAGAGATGTTGGGCCATAAGAGCGTCTCGACCACGCAGAAGTACTTGGGCGTGAATTACGCGAACATCAAAGAGGCGTTAGAAGAAATATCGCTTGAATCTGAACTGGACATTCCCCACCTTTTAGGCGGTTCGTTGAAAAAAGAGAAAGACGAAACCCTAATCCTCGAACTCGCACTCCGCGGGTACGACCTCTCCAAACCCCTACGCGAAGATGCCGAAGAACCCACAGCCGAAATCGTCAAAGTCGGATAAATCGCACAATAGCGTTTCGCTATTCTACGTGCGTTGGCGGGTGAGGTTGATTTTCAGTTGTAAAGCATAGCGTTCTAAAGTAAACTGTAAATCCACCCTTATGTTTCCTTTTATTGATTGACTTATAAGATAACATAACAATTAGCGCAAGCCGTGAAAACAAGGAAGTTTTACAACACTATGAATGATCTATCTAAGTTTATCCGAACTATACCGGATTATCCGAAGCCGGGTATTATGTTTAAAGACATTACACCACTTTTAGCAAATGCACCTGTTTTCAATGCTGTCATTGAGGTCTACGCAAACCACTATAAAAACGAGGGCGTTGACATCATCGCAGGTCCCGAAGCAAGAGGGTTCATTTTCGCTTCTGCACTTGCGTATCGGATGGGGGCAGGCTTTATTCCTGTACGTAAAAAAGGGAAGTTACCCCATGATACATACGAAGTGAGTTATGATCTTGAGTATGGAGAAGACACACTCACGATTCATCAAGACGATTTTCCAAAAGGTAGCCGTGTACTTTTATGTGATGATCTCTTGGCTACTGGTGGAACGCTTGCTGCAACGATTGAACTTGTTGAAAAAGCAGGTGGAGACGTTGTAGGCATTGCCCTCTTAATAGAACTCACCGAACTCAACGGTCGAGAAAAGATGAGGAATTTACCAATCTTTTCTATCTTTGAATTTTAGCTATCCGTAAATATGGAACAGAGCCTGCAAAATATCATTGAGTGGATTTATTGCCTTCTGCAATCGAGAACCATAAAAGGAGTTTACGATGAGAACTCGCGTTTTCAAGAACAATAAAACGGTGTTCATCTACGCGATGTTTGCTTTTCTTGTAACAGCTCCTGCTTTCGGCGCGACTGAAATCGAGAGCGGAACACAATCCGGGATATCCGAGAGCCACCCCGACGAAGCAGCTGCAGCCGTGAAAATGGCAGCCGAATATGAGGCGGATCACACGACCAACAACATTTTGTGGTTTACTGCGGGACTCGCGACATCTGCTGTCTGTGTACTCGGTGGGTGTATTGGTGCCGAACTCACTTATATGGTTACCGAATCCACGTTTGATTATGACTATCATGATCATCCGCCAGAGGGGCACACATGCTTAGGTGTGTCTGTCCCATCCGTAACCGAGATCCGTTTTCTCGGTACTTTTTCCGGTGCTGCCGCCTGTAGCGGTCTCTCATTCTTAGGCATTTATCATGCCAAGCCATCGAAACCGCCGCCTGAGAAATTCATCGGAAAATCGCCGGAATATGTTAAGTCTTATCTATCTGCGTATACGTCAAAAGCGAGATCGAATCGGATAAAGTCCGCCGTAGCGGGTGCCGTGACGGGATGTGGTATCGTGCTATTTATTGGCACGCAGTACCTATGAGGAAAGAAAAAAGTCTCTAATAAAACGCCCGATAAAGGTGAAAGTTTGATGTGGAATTGTTATTCACTGAAGTGTAACATATTTTTGGATTTTACTATAAAAAGTCATATCAGTAGTATGCAAACTTTTCCCAGACCTGAACACTTTTCCTCGTTTATATAACAACTTAAGCAATTTTTTCGTGCTCACAGTATCAAAGAAATTTATAGCCTCTCCACGAGATTATCGTTCTCAAAAATCCGCCCCGACACATCTTATAGTAAACCCAATGGACACCGACATTTTTAGGCGATAACGATGTAACATTTGTTTCGTATCGCAACATATATTACGATTTTTCATGGGCATTGGCACGATAATTGCTATTAATTTGACGTTGAATCTTTGCATTAAGCGTGGATTCACGTCGGATAGTTATCCCATTTTGGGTGTGCTGTAGGTATCGTTAGCACTCGCGACTTGGGTGGCACTACAAAGCGTACCGCTCGGTATGTCTGCCGCCCTCCCACCTTCGTAGAGGGATAACGGACTGGAGACTGGTATTCAAAAAATGAATGTTGAGAACAGAACCATTTTTGAGGGTGATAACCTTCATATCCTACGCGGTTTTAATTCCGAGACGATAGACCTGATCTATAGGGAAGTGCAACGGTTGTGAAGTGTTGTTCCCGTTTCGCAACATGACGATTGATCATATATATCCACGTTCCAAAGGCGGTGCCGATGACCCGGAGAACCTACAGTTCTTATGTGCCGCGTGCAACTCCACGAAAGGCGATCGGACGCAAGCCTATTTGATACAGGTGCTAAAAGAACAGGGCGTTCGTCACGAGTGAATTTGCTAAGGAGAGATTTTTTTATGGAAACGCAAGCTGAATACAAAGTATCCTCTCAACAGATCGATATCGACGAGGTTTTAAAGAAAATCAACGAGATCGCGAAAGAATCCGCTACTGGCGACTATATCTACCGCGGTGAGCCTGCACATCATCAGGAAGCCCCCTACAATGGAAGAGTTACCTCAGGTCTCTATCGCCAGTATATTGGCATTGAAGCAGAGCGATTTGATGTAGCGGTTGTCCAAGCGGACATCCTGAGGGCGGCGCATGAATACACCCCGCACAAAATGGAGGACTTTGAAATCCTTGCCACACTTCAGCACTTCGGGGATAAGACAAACCTAATTGACTTTACGACCGATTATCTTGTGGCACTCTTTTTCGCGTGCGATGGTGAATCTGAAAAACCGGGCAGGGTTATCCTACTTCAAAGACAGCCTAAAGGTGATCCTAAAGCTTACGAAGTCAAAAAACCTCCGAGAACAATTCGGCGCGCTGAAACGCAAAAGAGCATCTTCGTTCAAGCACCGAAAGGGTTTGTAGAACCAGATAGAATTGTCGATATCCCGGCACACTTAAAAGTTGTGCTATTAGACTATCTCCGTAACCACCACGACATCTCAACCAAAACCATCTACAACGACCTCCAAGGATTCATTGAGAAACGAGGGCTTCATGAGAATGCGTATACAGAGTTTTATAAAGGAGTCACTTCTCAAAATCGCGCGGATTCAGCAAACACTGAGGCGGAAAGGCAGGAAGGATACAGTGATGCTATTACACATTATACCGCAGCGATAGAGTTGAACCCTGAAAATGCTGGTACCTATAACAATCGTGGTGTTGCTTACCGTAATACAGGCGATTTTGCTGCGGCGATTGCCGACTTCGACAAAGCGATAGAGTTAGCCCCTGAAGATGCCAGGGTCTATAACAATCGTGGTGTTGCTTACCGTAATACAGGCGATTTTGCTGCGGCGATTGCCGACTTCAACAAAGCGATAGAGTTGAACCCTGAAGATGCTGGTGCCTATAACAATCGTGGCAATGCTTACCGTAATACAGGCGACTTTGCTGCGGCGATTGCCGACTTCGACAAAGCGATAGAGTTAGCCCCTGAAGATGCCAGGGTCTATAGCAATCGTGGCAATGCTTACCGTAATATAGGCGATTTTGCTGCGGCGATTTCAGACTATAACGAAGCGATGGAGTTAGCCCCTGAAGATGCTGGTCCCTATTGTAATCGCGGAGAGGCATGGTTGCACCTAAAAGAATGGGAGAAAGCTAAGGCGGACCTAACGACTGCAAAGGACATGGAATTTGACATCATCAAATCCTTCCAAAACGATTATGAAAGCGTTGAAGACTTTGAGGCGAAAAACGAGGTAAAGATACCCAGAGACATCGCATCACTACTTCAGCGAACGAACCCATCATCCATGAGCGCGAAGTATCAATCGTATACGCAAATGCTTATTGATGAACTTCGCGAAGAACACAATTTTACCAGGGCACGTGTCGGCCAACCGAGGAATTGGCACTCCTTTTCTTCAGGGGTTAAAGGGATTAGTTATCGCGTTAAGTTTGCACGAGGGGATGAAGTATGGACATACGTAAACATCCATGATAACGTCCAATCCAACAGACTTGACCTCTTTGATGCCTTAGAGCAGCGAAAGGAAGAAATTGAATCCGCTTTCGGCAGTCCACTTGAATGGGAGCGTCTTGAAAAACAACGGCGTTCACGGATTGTCGTATCTCGTGATGGAAACATTGAGTTGCCTGATGATGAATTAGAAGACATCAGAGAATGGCACATTGCGAATCTATTGAAACTCAAAGAGGTGTTTCAGCCTAAAATAAAAAACGCTTTGGAGACACTTGCCTGACAATTGTACTGCCATCCTACAATTCCCGCAGTGTACGGAGTGAAGTGCCATCGCTAATTAGGGCCGAAATTCTGTAAAGTTAAGACAAGTTTTTTCCTCAAATTCGACAGGTGTCAAATACCCTAACATTAAGTGAGGACGTTTCGGAGACCCCTTTCAATCAGATTGGTATTGTAGCAGAATCTTGGTTTAGAGAGTGGTCTGAATTTCCGATGGCAGTACACATTTTCTGTGTTAGAATAGAGACCAGCCCCTATTGGGATGGATTGCCTGACCTTCCTTTTCTTTCTTTATTCCTTGTGGGCAATTTCCCCATCAATTGAAATCAACCGGTACAGGAGAACTGCGATGTTCCGCCCTTTCCTTTTGATACTTTTTCTTTGTGGACTGACAATCTTATCGGGGTATTTGGAATACCGCGCCCCTGCGGAGACGGCTATCTGTCAACCGTCGCCGCGGGTGTGTCTGCCGGATGTGAAAACCCCCAACTGTGAGGTGGCACCGCTACCGCGGGCGTGTAAACCGATGAAACGTCCGCAGCCGTTGTCTGAGACGAATAAACTTCAAAGCGTCTCGCGGGTGTCCACTTTAGACATCCTGCGGGTAATGAGTCGATAGAACCCAAACCAAACACCGATGCAGACGTGTATCGGTGAAACATAACGAGGTATTTTAACATGTTAAAAGACCTTTTCAGCAACCGCCTCTTTATCGGGGCGTTAGCGTTCTTTGTGTTGTGCGTTGGCGGTTCTCTGCTGTATCATCAGCACGTCAAAGGGCAGGCAGAGAAAGCGTTAGTGGAGTCCGAAGACTTCCTGCAGTGGTGGCACGAACGCAATGCGAAAGAGAAAGCCGTCGCCGCTGAAGTGGTAGAGGCTGAGACCGATACAGGTGGACACGTCCACGCTGATGAGGGGGGACAAGGACAAGAGTTACCGCCATTTGAGCCGTCTGAATACTCTCCTGAAGAGCTACGGCAGATCTTTGATCAATTTTATACGCAACGCGGTCTGAAACCTCCGCCCCCAGGCTATGACTATCGCTGGGCACGTAAGAATGTTCCGCTCTTAGATGAAAACGGCAATCCCATTTTACATAAGATCGGCGAACCGATTGTTGAACTTGAGATACGCGTCGGTTTTGCGCCCACCCTTGAGGAATATGAAAGGCTTAATCGACTCTACATAGAGAAAGCCCGTGCGAAAAAGAAAGGGCAGGTCGCCACAGCTAATGAAATCGATGCGGAAATTGAAGCCCTGACAGCATCCGCACAACGGGAACGTCCTTTTATAAAACGGGCAACACGACTCGCCTCCCGTGAGGAATATGAGAACGATCCCAAAAAAACTGAGAGAGTCATGAGAGAGGTGCTGGATGCTGCACTGAGGGAATACGGATTAGAACATTTAATTCTACCTTATTAGTGCCCCCGTTTTAGGTTACTTATTATGAGGAGTTTTTTATGCAAACGTTAAAAAAATGGAAAATCACCCTTTTTCTCATCGTTTTATGTGTCATAGTCGCAGCAGGTTTAAAGGCTCACGAAGAATACAATATATTCGGGCCCCATGCTGTTGAATCAAGGTTTCTTGAAGGAACAACACCGGAGATTTCCTGTAACATAGATGGTGAAATCTTTACGCACACACGCATACTCTACTGCGACGGGGATCCAATGTATGACTATTGGATAACCGACCCGAAAAACCCCATTGTAAAAATAACGAGTACATTTCATGGTAGGGGGTGGGTTGAAAGTTATATCAATGGATATATTGATGGACAGTCAAAGGGAAGCTCCAGTTATAGTTCCCCTTCAAAGATTGGAAGTTTTGTTGCCTTTTACGTTCCAGTAGGCTCCAGCGTTCATAACTATGCATTTGAGGATTATTTTGACGCGCCCTTTAACAGAGACTATAAAACATATTCTTGGAGTGGTGATGGCTCCATTCGATTAACCCCCACTTATTGGCAAAGACGGTGGACTATTTCGCCGGTTCCTAGTGTGACAGGCGAGTGGAAAGATGGGACAGCGGTGACCTACGCCCCTGCAACGGACACCCAAAAAAGCGGGTCTTGGGAAGTCAGACTTGACGAAAGTAGCGTCGATTATGACCGTAACGGCAACCCATGTGGCGGTAGCGGTTCGGGTTCTGGCAGTGGTTCGGGTTCTGGCAGTGGTTCGGGTTCTGGCAGTGGTTCGGGTTCTGGCTCCGGTAGCGGTAGCACGCCGCCGAGTGGTGGTAGCACGCCGCCCGATCCCGACCCGGACCCTGAACCGAAGTTAGTGTTGTGTACAAAGTGTAATGGGACTTATGATCCGAAGGATGCGTCCGACAAGTCTCGTCACACGGTTGCTCGGCACTGCCTGAATTGGAATTGTTCTGTGTCGTTCTACTTGTGTAGTCCCGAGAATCATGGTCCGTGTCCCGGCGGGTCGCACTATGCGAACGAGTGAGATCGGTGCGTATTTCAAAGCGTCCGCGCCTGTGCTCTAAAGTGCTGCGGAAAGACAATCGCAGATAGATTTGGAACAAGCCGGACGCAAATACAAAGGATATTGCAGGATTGTGGGATTGAATTCCGAAAGTACTCACCTCGTAACCCTGTTCCTCGAACTTGCACTCCGCGGATACGATCTCTCCAAACCCCTACGCGAAGATGATGGGACAGCAGCCGAAATCGTCAGAATCGGATAAATTCCGAGAGAGGAATTACAATGAATAAATACACACGTAACACATTTGCTGATATGGGGTTAGAGATACTCAAGAGGGCTGCACTTCTTGTGTTATATGATACAACATCACCGTCTGAAGGACTCATCCAGCAGGATGAGGTTCGCAAACGACTTGGTATAAAGAATGTAGACACCTTTGACTCCGCCAGACATAATGCACTGATTTATGGCATCCTTTCACATCTAAGGGATGATGGGTATGCTTATCATAATGTCGGTTACGGATGGCGAATCACAGAGGAAGGCGTATTACTCATCGAGGACTAACCCTTTTTTCCCACCCACAATCCCTGCAGTGCGCCGATATTAAGGTGCTTGTCCCTCGTCCGACGGTTTTTTTGACTTCACCGCTACGGCAGGCGTGGCTACAGGCGTTCAGGTTGCGTTTCGTTCCATTCCGTTTGGCGACAGCGTTATTTTCAATAGTGCCTACGCAAAGCCTTCCGTTTCGTTTCGTTCACGGCAGTCGTTTCGTTGCGTTTTGGCGTTCTGCCCTACTTCTGAATAATGCCGAAACACCGCGCCAATAGCAAAGCCCGCGCAGTGTTTCGGCAGGAAGCGGAAGGGCAGAAGCCGTCACTACACTACACTTTGTGCCTACCACTACACTACACTACAGGCATTGCTACGGCAGGAGAAGGTAACGCTGTCGCGGGTCACGGAATTCCACTACACTCCACCGCCCGCCTTCCACCCCGCGCTGCCTCCGCTACACCCTCTCTCGTGCAACGTCCCAATAAACGCCGAAGTGCGCATTTTTAAAGATAAGGCACGCCCTGCACCTTTCGCAATTTTCGCAGGTGTTAACGCTTCATATAAGTTATGTTTTAAAACAATTCGCAGAAATTTTCGCAGCCTGTCGCAGCCTGTCGCAGCTTGTCTCGGTAAGGACAGATATTATTCAACCTCCAAGAAAACAAAAACACCCGTCTCCTGTCAGCGTTTTTTGCTCGGTGTTCCGCAGTGGCATGAAAGGTTAGGGAAGATTTCAGATAACATGCCACTGCTGCGTTTTTGTTACTGCTGGCGTTGTATATAGATAGATTGAAGTTGCTAATTTTGGTGGGATAGAAAGCACAAGGTTTTGACCGCGGTGTGCGTTTTCGGATCAGATCAGCAGACAACCGAGCGGAATTTAGGTAAAAACCGCCAGTTTACGCAAAAAAAATGTGCATTTTTGACGAAAAAAACGCAATTTTTTAGCAATTTTATTTGATTTTTATTTGACTTTTATTGGTTTTTGTGGTATAATATATATAAGAAAAACGGCAGGGGTTCACCGCTAAATGAGTCCCCCGCCGCGGAAAAACCACGGCTTGCGCCGCTTGCTTTAATTATATCTCATGCAGCGGCGAAAGTCAAACTTTATGAGGTATGATTATGATTACTGTAACATTGCACGGCAAAAACGGCACGCGTGCAATTGCGATCCAACCCAAAGGCTTCCCAACTCGCCATATCCGCACGCGGGTTGAACGCCTTCCTGAACCGCCGCCATCGGAGCCCCCGGTTCCGGTCTGCCCCGTTCTGGCAGCTCTCCATAAATTGACCGAATACTACCCTGGTGGCAACGGCTATTTTATCTTTGATGAAATCTTCGTCACCGTCCGTCAAGAATGCGCTTCCTTTTCCAGAGATGCGCTCTTGGAAACCCTGCGCGGCTATTATCGTGATCGCAAGATCGCGTTTCGGCAGGGCTACGGCTCGCAACTCCAGTTTGCCCTCAAAGGAGGTACAGCATGAAAAAGCTGATGTCTCTTGCCGGGCTCACTGAACTGGCGCGGGCGTATCTCAAATCCGCTTGGATCGCATCCCCGCAATGGGATTCTGTGAAAAAGCGATGGGTCCACATTTCACCAAACGGCACTGCAACCTCAAGTTGCGGTGCCCCCGACTTCACCGGCATCCCCAAAACCGATACCGACATCAAACGCCATCAACGGCTGATGTGGCAACGGTGCCAGCGATGCGGTCTTATCCGGCCCTGGGGCGGTTGCGCTCGGAATACTGTCCCCTACACAAAAGAATGGTTCCCAGGAGGTCAACGATGAAGCAGCAACCCATCTGCACCCGATGCAGCCGCCTCGTGCCAGAAACCGACGCGGATGCCCGGTTCAAGAATGGCGAAATTATTGCCTGCGGTGAATGCTCCAGGTCTCCGACACCGCAACATCGGTACCATCGGAGATGTCAATGTCAACACTGCCTGCGCGTCAGAGCAGTGCTCATGCAAAAATAAAAAAAGGCAGGGAGGCCTTCGGGGTTTCCCTGCCCCGCCCCATCAGGGCGACCTACAGGTGGAATTCTATAAATGATTGATCTTCAGAAGAAAACCACACGCGCCGAATACGAGGCGAACAAGGAAGCGATTGCCGCTGCGGTTGCCGCTCAGGATGCAGCGTTTATTCGACAGGAGTTGGGGATGACAAACTGGACAGCGTTCCATCGCGACGGACGCGGTATCATTGCTGAATGCAAGTTTCCGACGCAAGCGATGTGGAAGTTGTGGCGTAGGGATCGGATTCAGATTGATAAGCGATCGCTACAGATCACCAAAGACGAGTCCGGCAATTGGATCGTTCACTGCTACGACAATGAACTTTCCGAATTGCTTATCAACGACTAAAAACCAGCAGGGCGAGGTCTCAAACCCTCGCCTTGTCGCAAACAAAAGGAAATATACTGATGGACACTATTCAAGCGAAAAATGATGCCTTCCGAAAAGTTGTCATGTTCGCGCCCCACCCCGACGGCAAAGCCGTCATGACCCCCGGCGTGGCGAGTCTCGGCAGCGCGGTGTGTGCTTGGATTTACAAGGAGATCGCCGAGTTCGATAACTTTACCGAAGACAACGATCCCTACGGGGATCACGATTTTGGGAGTGTCACCGTCTCGGTTTCTAATCTGATGACGGATGAAGATGAAACGCATAAGGTCTTTTGGAAGATAGACTACTATGAGGATGCCGATATGGAATTCGGGGCAGAGGATAAACTTAACGCCTACCGCGTCCTCGTTATCATGCTTTCAGAGGAATATTGAAATGAAGTCTCTCAATTTCTATTTCACGAAACCCAAACCGACACCGCCGCGTCCAATAGAGGTCGAAAACCACCGAAAGGTTATCTACCTGCTCCAGCGACGTGGCGTTAACAACGCGCACCGGCTCGGTTATGATGAAGCCAGAGAATTGCTGGCAAAACTCATAGCCATCGAAGTCCGGGAGAAAAATAACGCTACCTTTATTGGAGGATAAACAGATGAAAAAAGTTGTAGTTGAGGTTGAGGATAACCGACTCGATGACGATGCTTTTCGGCAACTGAAATCCTTGTTTCGACACCTTACCGAAGCACAGTGCCAGAAAGCGTTACGGGTGTTAGTGCTGGCACAACCCGCGGACGATGCAGAACAAGCGATGTTGGCACGGATTGCCGATTTCATTGCGTTCGGTGCGAAATATAGCGATATGCCGAGAGCGGAAGCCGTCGCAGCGTTCAAAGAACAGTTGACAGTTGAGAACTTGCGCGAGGCTTGGAACAACTGTGAATTTTAGATTTATGGCGGATATGGTAAAATAATGGAGGACAGATGCCCAAGAATTTTAACTATTACAAGATGGGCGCGGTTGCCTATCTCTTCATAAACGAACCGGATAAAACTGTTAAGGAGATTGCCGATGCGGTCGGTGTCCGCGAGAATACCGTCCACCAATGGCAAGCGAAAGGCGAATGGGACAAGGCTCTCGATGCGTTCAGCTTCACCGGCGACAGAAGCCTCCGCAGAAAAGCCACCCGCGACCTTGAACGTGACAGTAGCGACCTGATCGCACTTGCGAAATCCACGTACCACGATGCCCGTGCTGCTGGGATGCGGAAGGGAGACGCATCCAAACACACTGCCAAAGTCGTCAATGCTTCCGAAAAAACGATATTTAACTGGCGCAAGCGGTTCGGATGGGATTAGGAGGATTTACAAATGTCAAAAAATGGTTTGAACTTCTTATCGAAAACAGAACAGCAGCCAGCATCTGCTGTCGAGAAATATAAACTTGAAGCCGAGCAATATAGCCTTGAAGAGCTCAGGGCTAAGCTTAAGGCGCGCGGGATACAAAACGTTGACACGCTCGACTTCACAGAGGTAGTTAATCTGGTGTCGAGACTCGCTGTCTATGAAATCCGCTATGACCGAGTTGATAATCCGGACGCGCTGGCTAAAAGCATTCAACTGAGAAATGACCTTTTCCGAAAAGCCGTCTTCATGGTGCCGCGACCCGATGGCAGGGCGTTCATGACTTCGACCGTCGAGAACCTTGCGGCGGAGACGAAGGCGGTGCTTTTTGACAAGATTATCGCTTTCGATAACTTCACCCAGGACAACGATCCCTACGGTGAGCATGATTTTGGGTGTATCGAACTTGACGGTATCCCGAAAATCTATTGGCAAATTAATTACTACGAGGACGCGTCTATGAAGGCGCGCGCGGCGGACCCCCTCAACGCTTACCGTGTTCTCGTTGTTATGTTTGCTGAGGAGTATTAGAGAGACTACATGGGGTAATTTGTATGAAAAAAGAAAAAGAAGATCGAAACATCTACATGTTCACACCTGCAGGTTGGCAACATCTTGGAACCGGCAAAGTTGTCGAGTCTGGCGGCATTCCACTCGACGCAGAAGATGTTCAAGCACTCAAAGAGCTGTATCTTGAAGAAGAAGATGAAAAAGAAGGTAAAGAAGTTAACAGTGACCAGTAACCAGTGGCCAGTTAAGAGGACTCTTGTTACTGGTGACTGGTGACTGGTAACTGGTTACTGTTCGTGCGGTTCCAATTGCTCTGCGCCCCAGTTCCATGCATAGCCATCGATGGTGGGTCTCGCGAAACCGTCTCGTGAGAGGGTTGTCGTCAGATCATGGAACGCCCCACCGAGAAAAAACTGGACATCGCAGACAAGTATTTCGCCTTCGACCGTTATGTTCGATAGCCGCAACGACTGGTTTAGCATCAGCAACCGTTGCACAAAGTCCATGCCTTTTGCCCATCTTTCCCGTTCGCGGTCTATTTCGATATGCGGTCTGCTGTGTGCCTCGGTTGTGTCGCAGCTCGTTGGAACGGATACGTCACGCAACTTCACATACGCGTGGAAGTTCGTCGCGACGAAACCCCCCACAATCTCATCAATCCCCTCACCGGGGTGGTCTTGTATCTCAAGAAAGTATGTATCGACCGCTCTCACATCGTGTTTATATGCCAAGTGCGCGAAGATATAAACCGGTTGTTCTTCGTTATCAAACATGCCTTCGGGCGGTGTCTCATCCATCAGCGAGGGGTCATCGTCCCCAGATGTATCCGCGGTATGCGTATTAAAAAGCAATGACGCACCCGTGAGTATCGTCAAAACAGTGATGATGTAAAGCAGTTTCTTAATCATGATATTCCCTTTTAGAGTTTCCAGTTACCAGTTTCCAGTTACCAGAAAAGAGTGCCTCGCAGTGAGAGTTAACTGGTAACTCGTAACTGGCCACTGGTGACTGATAACCCATAAGTCTTTTATCGCGATCTAAACTTCCGACCACGCTTCCGTCTCGGTTTCGGTTTGATAGAGTTCTGTGCCTGCTCGCGCTGCTCTTTCTCAATCTGCCATCGGCGTTGATAATCGGGGCTTGGATATTCTCTGATCGTCACCTTGCGGGGAGCAGGTTCAATGAGGAGCTCTTGGGGAGTCTTTATCAAATGTCCTTGCTTATCCATGCGTTTAATAGTTTCCAGTTTCCAGTTTCCAGTTTCCAGTTAAGAAAGACTACGGATATACCGAAACCCTCTTTTAACTGGCCACTGGTTACTGGTAACTGGTGACTCCTCCTAAAATGCGAGATTTAGCGTTAGCAGCCCGGCGACTTCTTGCTCAATATCACCAGACCCACGAAACCGCTGGCAGCCAATATCCACACCTACACCCAACGACACCTTCTCTGAAAGCCGGTAATCGGTGTGCAGGTTCAAAATGGCTTGGTCAACCGCATCGTCCGTGCTGCCGACAAGTTCTGGCATCAGTTTCAAAGACGCGCCAATATCACCAACGTTTTTCTGCAGCGAGACCAACAGGTTCACAGAGTTCCGATCGCCAAAACTCAGCCCCGTCGGTGCAGGATTTAAGGTGGTGAGTCCGTCAATCGTTTCCAGGACGGCTTCGTCATACCCTTTCGCCGATAGGTCATCAAAGGCGTTGGGTTTCGCAAATGCGCCGCCGTTCCTGCCAAAAATACCGATTTCAACATCGCCACCCGGACGGTTCGTTCCGATGGTTACGCCTAAATCTGCCTGTCGTCCGAGATTCGCGACATCCGGTCCCTTATAAGTGCCATCGGTATAGAGTGTTACATCGAGCGCACCGAAAGCGTACGACACTTCGGCGTGATAGCGGCCGCGTATCAGATCGCCGCCTTGTGCCGCGGTAGCGAAATAGCCAGAAACATTATCGTTAAGTTTGTATGGCACGGCGAACGAGCCGCCCCAACCGGTTGTGTCGACAATTTTGTTGATCGCAATAGAGACGGAAGTTTCGTCTGGGTTGCTTGGCAATTGGGCATGTGCAAGCGCACCGATGAGCAGAACAAGCGCAACGATCGTCGCTGCCCAAAACCAAAGTCGTGTCTTCTGGAAATACATAAGTCTTAACTCCTTTTTTTTGAAGTTTCCAGTTTCCAGTTTCCAATTAAAAAACCTCTTTAACTGGCCACTGGGTACTGGCTACTGGTAACTGTTACACATTTTCTGTCGCGTGATACCGATGCACCACAACGAGTCTGAAACGGATTATCTCAAATTTGGAGATAGTACCTTCACTACCTCTCCACCCCACAATGCGTGTCTTTTCGGGGTTGACACCCTCGACACCCAGCGTTGGGTTACTGTTAATAAGCCGACCGATCGAATAGTGCATATCGGACGCTTGATCGGTCAGGTCTTTCAGATGCGGTTCCTCTTTCATGACCGCAGTGACCGCGATCGGAAAGTTTTCGTCGATGTAACCGACAACAGGTGAGTCCGGTGCGCTCCCGTTGTCGCCATACGTCAACAGGATCGCCGGCAACGCGTCTTGTTGGTCTAATGCCGTCCAGTGGACAAACCGTTTCTGGACGGTCTTCACCTGTATCGGAAACCCGGATTCGTCTACAGGTGTCTTGAGCGTCTCAAAGAGTCCCTCAAGGGCGTTAATGATCTGCGCTCGGCGGTGGATCACCTCCATTTGCTACCTCCTCTTTCTTGTTGAGTATCTGCGTCACTTTCTCGGTGGTGTAGAACGTCACAAACGCCCCAAACCACCCCAGAGGCGCGCCCATCATGATGCCGACGAGCGTATCATTGAGCAGATTGCCGTCCCTAGTGAACCACCAGTCCGTTGCAAATATGCCGACGATAATCATGGCAGACAAAATGAAGACATAGCGCATACACGCTTTCAAACCTTCCATTTTTAGGTCTTACCTCCAATTTCAAGCGTGACCCATTCTTGGTCGAGCAGCTCACACAGCTCTATAATTGCGGCACGCTGACCGGTGGAATCCATCGGCACTTCAAGGGTCAACGTGGCGAATTCCGGGTCTTTGATGTCGCCTTCTTTATCAAATTTGACAGGCGTTATCTGAATCTTTTTGAGTTTGGCATCCATGAGAATCCCCTTTAGAGAAATTTACTGAGCAAATACGCGATGACCACGGCAGCGATGGACGATATGCTCTGCGAAGTTATGAGTCGGTTTCGGATCGCCTCTTCAAACTGCTTTTTCCACTCTTCAAGTGTCGCCAGCCGTTCGCGGTGATCGTCTATCTCTTTGGAATGCGTGTTCAGCCGATCGGTATCTGTCTTGATGCTTTGCTCGATCTTCTCGGACATTGCTTTATGTTGATCATCATTGTGTTCTCGCAACGACTTAATTTCGCCGCTGAGCTCAACGATTTTCATTTCAAGCTGGTGGATACTCTCAAGCGTTTTGTCGACCAGTTGGTGTTCCATTTCATTCATGATTTTTCCTTTTTTGAAGTTGACTGTTACGCCAGCATGATGAACCCGAATTCTGCATCATACATGCCGTCCATTTTGATTACGAATTGGTCATTCTGCGGTTCGATCGTTGCGAAAGCGAGTCCGTTTTCTGTCGCGACAAGCAGCGCAGAGTAAGCATGTCCACCCGAATAGTCGATAACGATCCCGGCACCGTTGATGCTAAACTTATCCGCAACGCTCCCCGCGAAAAGGATCGCGAAGTTATCGCAATCGAAGGTATCCTTGACATAGCGTTTCTTGTCTGTGCCGTTATAGGCGAGAATCAGTTGCCACGTCTCCAGCGATACGCCCCAGTAGGTGTTATCGAGGGGCAGCCCTTGCAGTTTTGAGAGCCCGGATGCTTTGAGCGCGTCCTGAACTTGACGGTTACTGAATTGTTGTTTGGTATCTCTGACGGATCGCCAGACATCCCAGTACTTGACTTTCGGCATGATGCTTTCCTTAATTTAATCGTGTGCTAATCCGGCCCAACCGTTATGTTCCCGATCCCAATCGTCTTTTTCGCCGTTGGGATGGATAATCCGATGCGTATGCGTTGCACCGTCATGTGTGTGCGTGAAGGAGTGTCGGTGAAATCCTGCTGGTGGATTGTGGTAGCCCGGTTCCGTGTAGGTTGCACCTGCTGTGACAGAGATAGGGTCCGTTTCCGTGACATAGACTGTCCTGACGACTTCAACAATTTTTTCAACAGGCACTTCTTTGATAACCTCTACAGGGACCTCAACTTCCTTGACGACTTCGACCGGCACTTCCTTGATAACCTCTACCTCGACGATTTTCTCAACAGGGACCTCAATTTCCTTGACGACTTCAACAGGCACTTCGACCGGCACTTCCTTGACGACCTCTTTGATGATCTCAACGGTTCTTTCGACAAAGACTTCAATGGGGACCTCACGGTCTACATACTCCGTGACAACCCGTTCGACCACAATTTCCACGGGCACTTCCTTGACGATTTCCTCAACAACGACCGTTTCAACAATTTTCTCAACGATGACTTCTACAGGCATCTCGTGAACAGCGATCAATGTTTGTCCATCTCTGCCATCCTTGCCATCCTTGCCATCGCGGCCAGGTATCGTCTTGATACAGATCCGATCAAACCCGTTCCAAAGACAGACAAACCCGTTTTCTTCGGATTCTATCCAGCCATTAAACGCTTCAGGACCCAAGTGACCGGTGTAGGGGATTTCACATCCGTGATATGCAATGAGCGCGAAGCACAGGGCGAATATCAAAATCCAAATCCTTTTCATTTTAAAAGAGCCTCCCTTCCACTTCAGCGATCTCCTCGCGCACCCATTTCTCTGTGAGCTGCTCGATATTCTCATCTAACCGTCCGCCGACGGTGATAAGTTCAAAAACGGGGCGTGCGGGCAATCTTTCTGTGCCGAGTTCGTGTTGTTCCGGGTAGTTCTCACCGTAGGCAGCTTCAAAGTATCCGCCGTCAATACCCCAAATCATCTCGCTCGGTCCGAAACGGGCGATGTTACCAGGGTGCAAGGTACTCGTAGCAGCCTGAATATAGTTGTCGTCGCGACGCAAGATCGTTTTCCCCGGATGCGTGATTTCTTTCTCTGCCGCATAAACTGGGTGCAAGGGCGGCCATTCACCGCGCCCTTCGGTTTCAAAGACCTCAGCGATTTCACCAGCAACCAACGGTGCGATAAAATCTGAGAACAACCGCGTCCGATCTGTGAGCCTATTTTCGACTTCGTTCAGGTAGGCATGCAGTCTCTGTGTGTCGAATTCTATTGTGATCATTTTTTTATCGTTACCAGCCGCCAGTGACCAGTGGTCAGGTAAAGAGGTTTCTTAACTGGAAACTGGAAACTGGAAATTTCCTCACGGTATTTCGTCACCCCTCAGTTCAAGGATCATCGTATCGCCAAGCGGACGGACACGATGTACCGTCAGTTCACTGCTATCTGCTCGCCGTAAAATATCGCCACCGATGATGTCCGGGTTCGGTTTTTCGAGCAACGCTGCCCAGCCTGTACCGCCAACAGCGACACCGGAAGCGACTCGAATCAAATCGCTTTCTGGGGCGATCAGACACACGACATCTTCAGCGATGGTCATCTGGTTACTGCGAACAATCGCATCTTGACGGACAACGGTCACTTTCTCTTTGAGTTGTGGCGGTATCCGAAATCGCATTTTTTTAACTTTCCTTGCGGTTCGGTCAAGTGGGTTTGGCATTTGAAGTGCCATTCCGTATATCCGCGCTCCATTACATTACGCGCTACAGTTTCCGTGACAAAACCTCATCGGTCATTTACGCTTTCGTTTGTCCCTCAACGTTACGGGCTTTTCGGTCACGGGTTCGAGCCTCAAGGTTCGCTTTTCCGAAATCTATACCAATTTTGGCGTTTGCATTGTAATGGGACGGGAACGGTCCCTTCTGGAAACACTCCATACGATGCCCACAAATAGCAAGTAAAGCCTCGTTGGTGCAGCCATTGACACCATTTTCAAGGATAGCACCCTCTTGGTGTTTGATAACGGTTAGCGGTTCAACGGTTGCTACATCCGCATCTACTTCATAAATATGGTAGAGATGATGCGCGCCGCCAGCACCTTGCTCATCCATGCAGAGCACTTTAATGTAATCGTCACGGTAAATTTCAATAGATTCGGTCAATAAGTTCGCCATAACTCTCCTTATATTAGTTTCCAGTTTCCAGTTACCAGTTACCAGAAGAAGACTTTGGAACTATCCAAAACCCCTCTTAACTGGCCACTGGTTACTGGCCACTGGTAACTTTTAAAAAACGTGTTTCAATTAATAACTCGGTATCATTATCCAGTAGGAGTTTCGCGCACTTTCTATCAGGCGAAAGCGCAATGATCCGACCGCTAATCCACTTTGCTACTTTTTCAGTGCCTATCTCCGTAGCATCTGGGATCCGTGCCTTGACACGCTCTCCTAACCTGTATTTTCTCATAGGTGTTTATAGCCCTGCCATAAGATGAAGATACTAAAATAAATCGGGATGAATACTTTCGGAGCCGTGAACGCCAACATACAGAGCAGATACGCAAAGGCGGCCACAGCGGTCCCTATCAACAGAAACGCTACAAAAAATAGGATACGCTCTCCTAAGCTGTCTGCCTCATCGCGTGCTTCACGAATAAACTTGACGACATGCTCTATTCTTTGATTTATCATCTCCACCCTCTCATATCCTCGGGAGCAGCGCACGACCATAGAAAATCAATTAGCGGGCAGCTCCCTAATTTTCGGTATCTGCTCCCGAAGTCCTACAAATACATGATATGATGATTATCAACGCGCCAATGTCGCGTGAACGGTTTAAATATCCAGCCCCATCCCCGAAGTTTTGAGTAATACACCTGAATAATGAAATCAGGGTGATCTGGACTCTGTTTGTGGAATTCAATATCCCACGTGCCGTCTGCAAAATGCGTAAAACTCTGATACCAATTCATTGACATAGGTTCCGCATTTGTCACCTTGCTATCAAAAATAGGCAAAAATCGAAATAAGATTTTCCATACACCAGGATATGATAATATAGAGATATTTTCTCACCTGTCCGTATAGACCCTTCTATAAGGATACGCCGGCGTTTCGACTTCCTTTCGCTCTGTGCCAACCGCACCGAACGGGTTGCCACGCCTCCGCTTCGAGGACGCGCTACCGGAAACCTCGGCGTTCTCAATGATGTCGTTCACCAGTTCGTCGGCTTCTGATAGATGGAATGCTCGTTTCTCTTTCCAGTCGATTTCCTGTACATCAGTGATAACGCCAATCAAGTTCTGACGCAATTGTTGGGGTGCAGTCAAACACAACACCGCTGCACATTCATGCATCATAGCGAGTCGCGCATCTTCAAGGGCATCACCGGTGAGGCTATCAACATCAATACCGGCAGCCATCAACCGCTTGCGTACCTTGCGTTCGGCTTCCGGCGCGAAAGGGCGTTGCGACAGATAGTCATCGGAAATATGTTCCGCAGTGACATCCGGCGCAATCAACCCGCGCACGCCGTCATAATGTGAACTCGTCAAGACAGTGGCTGCCATCCGTTGCTCCTTTTATAGTGGTTACCAGTGGTCTCCAGTGACCAGTGGCCAGTTAAGAGGAGAACGCTTTTCTTCTCTGGAAACTGGTTACTGGTAACTGGACACTTTTTTTATGCCGCCTCAGCAACCTTCAACACATCGCTATCTTCATGCCCAGTCGGGAGTCCGCCCATCTGGATGATGTAGCATGCCTTTTTCGGCTGATACGAGATCCAGCCCCAAATCTCGGAGCAGACGATGTACTCGACCTGCTTGAGCATATCCCGCGTGGTTTCAATGATGTCGGTGTTCATTTGCGTGATGAATTCGATCGCTTTCCGTAAGTCGTAAGCGATATAGGCGTTGTAGGCATCTCCGCGCTTCGTCGTGCCGTTGGAACGGAACCACTGCAACCGGTCTTTTAACTTATCGTGCCAACCGATGCCGATACCCTGGGACAACTGGTTCATGATTCGGAATGCACCGCCGAAGCCGCTCAGCACGGCGTTATCGCGTTCGATCAATGCCGTCATCATCACATTCGTACCGGCGATTTTCGCGAGTTGGATGTCGGTAATATCGTCCTCGTAACCGATACCGGAGGTCATCATGTAGGAGCGTTTGAATTTTTTCTGGAGTGTGAGCCACGCTTTCGGGGTCATGGTTGTCGCGTCGGAATCCAGATCGGTCAACGGGATCAGCGTGCCACCGAGGTTATCGCCACCGGCACCAAACAGCATCACTTCAAGCCCTTCGTCAACTTTCGCCATCGTCCGCTGCACTGCGATTTCTTCTACGTGTTCCATCGCTTTATCGATAAACTCAACTTCGCGAAGGTGTTCGTAGGTAAAGGGAATCGCCAGCATCCGCTTTTTCGGACGGACCGGACGTTCAGAGGTCTCGAAGGTTGCCATGGGTGGATCGGAAGCAGGCGTGCGGCGTTCTTCACTAAAAGCGTTTTCGTCGTATTCCAGGATGGTGGCGCGGTAATCGCTCTTAGAGGTCTCTGCGAACCGACTCGTGAGTTCTTCCAAACGGATGTCGACTTCTACGTCCTGGTCCCAGTGTGCCATCGCGTCGTAAAACGGCGTGAGCGTGGAGCCGGGCTCGGTGTCATAGACACTGTTAAATGTACCGGCACGTTCCCAACGAGCGCGTCGATCCGCTTTCCGTGCTGCTGCAGCGATCTGCGGGGCATAAGAGACGCTTCGGTAAGCGTTCAGACACATCTCTTTGAGTACAAATTCCTTGGCAGGATCGCCAATCACATTTTCGCACCGTGTGGGCCAGATACCCGCAGCGGGGTTACACGTCGTCGTCATATCGAGGTCGTCTTGAATCACTTCCATCGCCGACAGACGTTCATCATCAGGACCGAGTTCGCTGTCTTTGTCTGGATCGTATTGGGAATCTGCATAAGCAGAAAACGGCATCCCTGCATCCGCAGCTTCTTCAACGAAAGTTGTACGCTGGCCATCGTTACGAACGCGATCTACCAGTTCTCGTGTCGTTAATAAAGGCATTTTTTCTCCTTCGTAAAAGCACATTGTGATACAATATGCTAATTCTTCAAATAGAATGAAATGGGGAAATCGTTAGCGACGGGTTCCCCTTTTCTGTTATGCGCCGAGTGCAACGAGGGCATGTGTTGTGTCGGAATTGATGACACTGCCTTTACCTTTCGCTGCAGCAACCAAGGCACTCACTGTTGCAGAGACGCTATTGATCTGGGTCCGTGCAGCGTTATGGACTGTGAGCTTTTCAGCATCGGTATCAATATCTGTTGCTGCGAGATCTGCGAGATCCGAAGGTAACGCCGCGGGTGCAGAGACGGCTTTGACGTGCCCTTTTGCTTTGTCAGCACCGAGCGCGCCGACAAGCTTATCGCCGCGTGCGACAGTCTCATTCTCGCCTAACGGTAAATTCAGTCCGCCGAACATATAGGCACCGGTGAATTTGTGGTCGTCGTCAACGCTGATCACCTTGCCATCAATTTCGTCGCCATCCACAACGAGTTCGCCTTTGCCATCGGCATTAATCTTGAACGCTTTACCGACGGCATCAGAACGATTCGGTTTCGTTGCGTCGTACTTAATCGTGTCCCCATCCCCTTGGAAGGTGGTGGTGACTAAAAACGGATGTTCTTTCAACATTTGTTGTACTCCTTATTTTTATAGTTTCCAGTGGCCAGTTTCCAGTGCCCAGAGAAGAAAAGCGTTCTCCTCTTAACTGATAACTGGTAACTGGTAACTGACAACTATCTTCTCCGCCCTCTCCGTCTGCGATCGCGTTCGGTCGCCCGTGTTTTCTCTGGTGGCGGTTCATGCTCGTCGGTTGTGCTGCGACCCTCTGGTAGTGCGGCATCAGCGATTTTCTTATTGCTCTCGATCGCCTTCTCCAGTTTATCCAGCGGCAGATCGGCGTAATACTCGCGGTGGTATTCCTCATCAAAATCGTCACCGTGTGCACGGACACCCTGTTTGATACCTTCGTCCACGCGTGCTTGGCGGTACGCTTTGCCGTCCTCAGCATCGAGCGTCAGATCCGCGATTTCGTCTTTCTGTTCCTCGACTTTCTCGCGTAGACTGGTTAATTCTGCTTCCAGCGTCTCAACAACGGCATCCGGTTCGTCCGTAGTCTTAAGGTTCGGGATGTCCAGTTTCTCGCGTAGTTGCGCGATCCATTCTTGGTCTGTCATGAAATTTTCCTCCATAAATTTTCGGATACCATCGAATATCGGGGAACCGACACCGGGTCCGGGTTTCTCCGTAAAGACCCATTCAAGTGCTTCAGCGATTTCCCGTTTTTTCTCGATGGCAGTTTTGCGGTTAGACCCAAACTCAACGAGGCTCACCTCTTTAAGCCGGGCATCAAAGACGGTATAGGTGGCCTTCTCTTTTTTACCGTCAATTTCATACATCTTCCCCATCTTATGGGTGCATTGTCCCTCTCGCTCTGGCTCCCAGTCCCAATAGGAATAGCGTCGGATCGGGAGTTGGCAGAGGTTACAAATCTCGCGGCCTTCATAGAAGCCGACGGATACCTGATTCACGAGTTCGTGTTCAATGGCGCGTATCAATTTTTCACTGGTGCGGAACTCACGAGAACCGGCATCGTATTCCATGTTCTTGAGGATATAGAAGTCTATGAAGAGTTCATTTTTGTCGGTTAACTGGGCATTGCCGGAGCGTCCGTACCCGAAAGACCTGTAGGCGTGATGGTCTTTCAACGCCACGCCGGGCTTCGTTTTCGCGTCTCGTTCATAGTTGCGGAGCGTCGTTTCCGGATCCATGATGGAGTTGTGTCCATCGAGTTTATCGTTGCTCGCCAGCACCCGGATCCAGTATTTATCGTCGTCATCTTCAGGCAATTCCGCGCCCATCGCACGGGTATTTATGATTCCAGGGAAATAGCGTACATCTTCCATTGGGTTTACTCTCCTTTGTATCAGTTACCAGTTGCCAGTGCCCAGTTACCAGTGTTCAATAATCAAGTTTCCTGCGACTATACGGACTAAAACCAGAAAACATAATCCAAGTGACCATGTGTCGGACAGCCTTATAGCATCTGCGGTGTATCCCGTTTTTTATCGGTTGTATACGCGCACGGTCTGATGTTAAGTGCCATCCTGCTCTTACCAACTTATAGGGTTGGATTAACCAAAAAGTGATATGAAACAAAATAGGGTTTTCATTCCGCTTGACTAAAATAAATCGGTTTCTGAAAGTAAAAGCAATGCTATTCATGTTTCCCTTCCTTTCTTAACTGGTCACTGGTTACTGGTCACTGGTTACTATTGTATAGGGTGCCCACCTCGCTGCATTTGAGAGGCACGTATCACAGTGTTGTGCCGCGACGTTCAAAAGCCAGAACGCCTCGATAGCGTCTTTCTTTTCCTCGATTTCCCACCGGCACCGGCATCGCACGTTACAGTCTTGGTTCCCATCACCCGGATACTGCGGCAACGTTATATCAAAGCTTGCCGCTTTCGCCTGTTCATGCGCATTTGTAGACGCTTCGACATAGAGCTCTGATCGAGCAGTTATCTGTTTCGCGCTCAGCCTACCGGCACGGACCTCCTCGCCAAACTGCTGCAAGTACCCAAACTGGTCATTAATGATTTCAGTCAGCACGTCCAGATCTGTTTGGAACATCGCATTTCGTCCACCGCGGGCAAGCATATACTGCGCACTGTGTGCATCGCGTATCCGTTTCCGCATCTCATGCACCCACTCCTGGACGGTAATCCGCGAGTTGATGAGGTTATCCGTCAGATCGCTGAACGTGTCGCGTTTCAAATCAATGAGATCGTCACGCAGTTGTAGCACTGTGTTTGCAGAGACCGTCTTTTTCGTCTTGGAATTCCGATACCGTTTCGTCAGCTGGTTCCAGACCCAATCGCCTTTCTTGACGGTATCAATCGCATCGGTTTGCGTCATACCCGTGACCCTGGCGTTGAGCATATTCTTATAGTCTGGAAGTACGTCCTCAAACGATTCGATCGCAGACTCAAGGAACACCGCAGTCACTTCAAAATCGGATGGCACGACAGGGAGTGGATCCTCTGAACCATCCGGGCTAATCGTTGCGGCTCTTTCGCCTTCAGGGTCAATGCCACATTGCGGACAGTCGAGATCCCAGCATAAATGCGCAAGTTCACGACTACTGGTAACTGGAGACCCCTGGTAACCGCTAACTTCAAAACTGCGCATCCCGGAGGAATGCTTATTTTTTTCTGCCTTGTACTTGTTGACAGCATCCTCGTAGACTTCATCATCGATACCGTCCATATCGCGTAGCTCTTTGAGTTTCTTGAGGTTCTCAATTTTGACACCTTCGGCTTCTTCCATTGCCTTGACATCTTCGGGATCCGGTGTGTTCTCGAAATAGAACATCACCTTCCCTTTCACGCCCTCGGCTCGCAAGACATACCCCAATTCTGTTGAAAGTGTCCCTGCAACGGTTGACTGGATACTCGATATATCGATCCTGTAATCCTTGCGCTGTTCACGGGCATGTGTCTCCGCGACGTTCTCGTTAGAGTGCTGCTTGATGGGCGTTGACCCCGTAGCCCGACCGACACGCCGATCATACAACCGCATCAATCCGTCCACTAACCCAAAGAACGAACTTTGCATCTGACCACCCACCGGCATGTTCACTTTCACGATGTCCAAATGCCCGTATCCTTCATTCGGTTTCAGGTTCGAGTACATCTTGTTCACGCCGTCGATAAAGTCCCGGATAAATTCATCTTCCGCTTCGACATCACCGATCACTTCTGGGGGCATGAAGTCCTTGAGTTTCTCAGAATTGATTTCAAAGTCTGCACGTGCCCAGCCCTGCGATTCCAAAACCCTCCGAAAATCGTTCATGACCCCGAGCATCCGTACAACGTCCAAAGGCGCGGATTCCAGCATAGATTTACCAAACGGTTCATTCGGTCCGGCATTAAAAGGCACGTACATCACCGTCGGGTCCTCCTGTAAAGATACCCATTTCCCGTTCTGCCATTGACCGAGCATCCAGTCGTTACCTACCCGATGGAAACGTGCCACATACGGGTCCATTACTGCGATGTCCATCGCCATATCCGCGGACGCGTTCAATTCGAGTTCAATAAAGATCGCGCCGCCTTTGTAGATGCCGGCGAAGATCCGATCCAAAATCACATCAAAATCGTGGTGTTTTGTCTCCAGCCGTGCAATAAAATCGTCTATAACCGGTGTCGCACTTTCGGGTTCGACTTGGTAGTACCACGATTCATTACAGTTCCGTAGGAAATCCTTATACGCCTTGTTCACTTCCGGAGAGATGCTCGTCACGACTTTCATGAACTGATCTACAGGCAGATGGAGCAGCTCTTCTTCTGTCCAGTTCTTCAGCTGAAAAACGCTCCGGGTCCGTTCAGGTGGTGCGACATGATACAGCGTCTGTGATCGGATCGGGTCCTGCATCGATACCCGACCCCCAGCAAGTGCCCGTGTGTTTCGGGACTGAGCAACGGTTTCTGGGTTCCGACCGAAAATTCGCTTATTCAGGCTCTGAAGTGTCCGCTGTAGATTCATATTCATTGGTTGGAAGGTTGGAATATTGGAAGTGTTTTTGATGGGGTGTTTCCCCTAGGAAACTTCCACCCTTCCACCCTTCTATTCCCTTCCTATCTTCCGGCCTTCATCTCCGCATTGTGACCGAGCCGTGAACGACGCGTCCGCTGCCGATACTCTGTTTCGTTCCCAGGCTTCGCACCAAATAGCTTGTGCCGTCGACACCGTGATTGTCGCCAACCGTATCCTCATCGTCTTTATTCGTGCCTTTCCGTTTCTCGTTGTAGCTCAGGCTCAAAAACTCATCTGTAACCTCAACAGGACGGTATTCGTCTTTGAGGTCTTGATCGGGTGGATGCACCAACCGATCCCGGAGGAACATAATCGCCGGTTGACCGCTTGCGTCGACTTTCAACCGTTCTTGGACAGCCTGGATTTGTGCGATTCTGTTTTTTACGGGTTCATTGACACGGAAGCCTGCACGCCGGAGCTGCTCAACACCGTCTTGGTCTGCACTGTCTACCGCGGCATACTGGATACGGTCATAGCGATCGCAATTCTCTTTTATCAACCGTATCAGATCGGGCTTCGTCAGCTGTGTTTTATAGATTTCCTTGTAGGCATAGAGTCTGTCGTCAGGTGAAAGTGCCCACCAGATCACGCTCGATGGGTTGCGTGTTCCCCAGTCCACACTCAGATACCGTTTCCAGTTCGGCATGATGGTTGCATCGACGATGTGCGTTTCCGGCTCAAACTTCTGAAAAACGAGACCTTCACCGGATGCCCAGAGACCGAGAAACCCACGCTTGAACCGTAAACCCTCAAGGTTCTTGAGTTTCTCAACACGCCGTAAACCCGGCTCCGTGAACAGATCCATTATCTTGTTCAGCAGTTTCGGATCGGGTTCGTTCTCAAATGCACGTTTGAACGCTATCAGTCGATCTGACTTCTGATCGGGAATAATCTCAGGATTGTCCAAAAACGACATCCTGAAATAGTCAAGTTTCTTGTCCTTCGCCTGTTGGCGGATCCAATGATGCGGCACATTCGGGTTACAATCCCCGACAAGCGTTGCGATCGGCATCGTGCCGGCACGTTCAGAAACCCGCGCTGTGAGTTCGTCCCACGCGTCAAAAGGTACGAGTTCCGCTTGGTTGACAAACCCTGCATCAAAGAAATCGGATAACAGGTTCTGCGGTTTATCCAACCCGTTCATATAGATCCGGGTACCGGTTTCGTATTCAAAGAACTCTGGACGCTCGCCACCGAACCGCGTTACACGTGTCGGGTTCGGATCATCACGGCTTGTCGGCTTGTACCCCAATAATTTCTCGTAACTCGGTATGATGTTCCGATACACACGGTTTAGGCTCCGATGCACAAAGGTCATTCGAGAGCCGGGATACCGTATTGCCATCGCGTGCATGTAGGCGATGAGCCCGAAGGTTTTGCCAGCGTCGTAAGTGCCACCGGCGATTTTCACACTTTTACGTGCGTCCCATAAATCCCACATCCGCGCATACGGACGATAATGCCCATGGCCATATCCGATAACAGATCGTTTCTGCATGCGTCAAACCGTTATCTCCTCTGTGTCTTTTTCGGAGAGATTCTCGAGATCCTCATGGGTCGGGAAATTATCAATCAGTTGCTTCGTTTCGAGATCGAAGCTCCCAATGATGCTGACTTGTTCTTCAATAGGTGCGTCTTTGATGGCTTCTTTCTGCTTGGCTTCGATCTTGGCTTTCGTATCCTCTTGTGCTTGACGTGTATTCGTATCGTAGCCGACATGCACCAACGCCCACCGTTTCATCAACTTATCGCCGATCATGGTGAGCCATTTGAAGTTCTCGATAAAGAGGAGTTGCTTTTCAAAGTCTATCTTTTCAGAAGCTATGTTTTGGAGTACCCAGACCTGAAAGATCGCTAACACTTCGTCATAAGTATTCAGCAGCGTGTTAATTGTTTGCTCGTTGTTTTCGGCTGACCGCGCGTCACTGGAAAACTTTTTGCGTGCTTTACTGAGCCGTGTTTGTGGATCTGTTGCTGCCGGTTTCCTATAGATCCCGTTTTGAACCCTTTCTATTTCGCCTCGCTCTGTCAGTTGCCTAACATGATAATCCCGCGTTGACTTTTTCACGTCAGGCTTACTGGCGAAGATGTCATCAACATGCATCTCGCCTGCATCTTCAAGCGTATCGAGGATATGTAGTTGAATCCAGTGTCGTTTTTTCATGGGGTTTTCACAAACTTCTGATAGGTTTTCGCAAGGTTTTCATAAAGTTTTCATAAGGTTTTCACAAGGTTTTCGCAAGGTTTTCATAAAGTTTTCATAAGGTTTTCGCAAGGTTTTCGCAAGGTTTTCATAAAGTTTTCATAGGGTTTTTTAGGCGATCTGGGCATCGTCAAATGACGAAGCTCGTTCAGTGAATTTCCCTTTCTCTTGATACTCTCAATTATAATGTGGTGTACGAGGCGTTCAGAAGTGGAATTTTTTGGGAAAGCAATACATAAGCAATACATAAACAATACATTTCAGAAAATAAGGGGTTCGGGGCGTTGAAAGAATGGGCTGCTTATGCTATAATAGGTATGAGTAGTTGTTGGTTCTTAGTTATAAGTTATAAGTTATAGGTTTGGTTTCTGATACTTTATTAGTGCTTTGTAACCGGTGTCGCCGCTCTGGGTAGCAACCGTAAGAAAAAAATATGAGCGTTTCAGATCCCTCCTAACCAGCAACGCATAACCGACAACCAGGCTTCCCTCTTTAACTTATAACTATTAACTTATAACTTATAACCATTTACAAGGAGATACCCTTGGCAAGTAGTCTAAAACCCGTTACTTTTAAGGTGACGCAGCAGCAACTCGACTGGCTCGAACAGGAGAGCGAAAAAACAGGCTTGAATAAGGTTGAAATCGTCCGACGCGCACTTGACGACTATAAAGATGTCCAAGCGGAGAAAGAGCAAAGCCAATACTTCACGCTGCAGCAACAGCAGAATATCAAAATTATGGCGAAGATGCAGAATATCTCTGAAGCAGAGGTGATTCGCAAGGCAGTTGAGAGGGAAACCCGTTTCATTGCAAAATCGCAGAAAAGGAGGTCATAGTGCAAAACCGAATGAACGTCCCACAGGAATATGAACCCGTGCTACCGGGGAAAATCCAAGAACACATCGCAAAGAAGAAGGCGGAAGCAGCGTCGGAGGGACAAACGATCTGGTATCAGTGTGTCGATATGCCGAACTTCTATGCGAAGGACGGACATAAAAGCTACAAACAGGAAGATGTCTCCGCAGTGGATGTCGTGCTCAATAATCCCGAAAACGAGGGCGCGCTGATGGTTACCTTTGAAGATAACCGACTCTTCAAAATCCAAGACGGCACAATGCTGCCTTGCAAGTAACCAGTAACCAGTTAAAGAGGTACTGTAGCGCGTAATGTAATGGCGCGCGGATCTACGGAGAGGAACGTTGGTTTTTCTATCCACCCTCACCGAACCGCAAGGAAAGTTAAAAGAATGAAATCGCTGGATTACGTTATCGACACAAGGAGTAACCAATTGGAGTACATACCTGGACATGCCAGCAAAATCAAAACCGATGCTGCGTATGTAGAGGCAGCAGTATCGGCAATCGCCGATATAGAAACGATAGGTAAGAAACTTGAAGAATTTACAGACGATTTTAATATTAGAGTCGCATACAATAAGTTGGTAGATGTGTGCCAGACCCTGCAGTTCACAATTCGCGAATCTGAGGATCGCAACTGATAACCGAAAGGTTTTCATGCCTCACAGTGAGAGAAACCGTACTGAAAACTGATAACTATTATGAACGACATCCGCACCCAACTCCCCGAATGCCCGCTTGAATACGAAGTGCCACTCATCCCCGGCAAACACACCGCACTCCTTATCACCATCCATGCCGAAGACATCGATTGGCAGGAAAAGATGTTACCCTGGACCCTCGCCAGCCTTATCAATAATACCGATCTCATCATGAAGGGGATACATCTCTATATCGTGTGCGATCATAGCACCGAGACCCGTATCCAAACCGCACTGAAAAAATTTGACCTGCCTGAAAACACCATCCTTGCGCAGAGCTCCGGCCCCCTCGCAACGAATGACTACGATTCTATCCCTGTGTTCGACATCAACTACTGGGCATTCCGCGATGCGAGTAACACCCACAAACTCGACATCGGAGACACGCTAAAACACAACAAAATTGAAGCTGAGCCGTATCCGCCACTCCCGAAGGTATCGCCATCCCCAAGTTTCTATGATATGACGCACTGCACAGTTGAACAATTCCGACACGCCATCAAACAACTCATGGGCGCACAACTTGCTATGAAGATATAGTTGTCAGTTGCCAGTTACCAGTTGCCAGTTAAGAGCTTGTGATGGTTACCGTTCCTGTTACTGCCACAACACACCTCTTTAACTGAAAACTGATAACCGAAAGATTTTTCGCAGAAAAATCGTACTGATAACTTTCCGTATTGTTTATGTATTGCTTATGTATTGCTTTCCCGCCGAATTCCCCTTATAGACGCTATCTGCTCCCCCTTATAATGGTTATTAGTTATTAGTTGTTGGTTTTTAGTTCTTGGTTTCCGATACTCCCAAACGGTTGGGGCTTACAAGAAACCTCTTTAACTTATAACCATTAACCATTAACTATTTAATTGAATCCCAAAAATCATAGTTCATAATTTTTCATCACAACCGTAGCCTGTAATGTAATGGAAGGGTTTTTGATAGGGTATTTCTTCTAGCTGGACGGAATAGCACTTCACAGCTGCGATTTACCTCACCGAACCGCAAGGAAAGTTAAAAAAATGGCGAAAGTTATTCTGAAAACCGATCAAACCCATACTGCGGATGCCGATATCCTCGGTGAAAATTCGTATGGCGAATACCAGCTCTTTTGCGATACCTATACTTCACATGAAGTGCATGTGCAAATACGGCGCGAGGGTGGGACCTGGAAAAACGCACGGTACAACGGCAACGAAATCAAACTCACCGCGGAAGGTGATGTGCTGGATATAACCGTCAAGAAGGGCTTCGATTACCGACTCTTCACGAAAACTGCCGGTGCTGAAGTCTGGATCGCGAAAGACGACCCACACGGGAGTTAAACATGATACGTGGTGGGATCGTTGGTGGGCTTTACGGAAAAGGTGGCGGTGGTGGCGGCCCGGTCTCTTACTATTACGGCAAAAGCCAGACGAAAAGGGTCGGTGAGAACTACACACCTGCCGGAAGTGGAAACCGCAGGCTTGCAGAATTCAAGGCAACCGCGGATGAAGTTTACGACGGCGGGAAATCCGATCTCCTGACAATCCTTAACGGTGGGGATGTCGCCAATCTCGATGTAACGGGGCAGGCGGATAAGACTGTCTTACAATTCTCCAACGGACGCTACGACCTCTTATTTGAAGGGTATAGTGCAAGCGCGTCTCAGGGTGGATTCCGGGTCGAATTGCGAGAAGTCAAAATGAACGCCGATGACACTGTCATCACGCATACATCAGGCTTTACATCGGGAACAGCACCTGCCAACACAACGTATCAGCTCATCTATCCTGATTTTGTCGTTGCTGGCACAGAACAGTTTTATTTCCTGTTCCCTATCCACGGTGACCGAAACAGAAGCCATTTCCTACGCGTTGAGAAGGTCGGATAGGAGGCAGACAAATGATACGCGGCGGCATCGTTGGCGGACTCTACGGTAGCAAAGACCCTGTCTCTTTTATCTATCTGCAAGGTAGAACAGTTGCAGGTAACGTGCTTGGAACCGTCACAAAGCAGACAGATAGATTTATGGGTGGCGGTGTCCATCACCCTTTCGTGTCCACCGGTCAGGCTTACGCTGTCGGCTTCTCTGGGGTGGTCGACGAACATGAATACGGCGGTGATACCCTTGGACTCAACTTTACAAATGTCGTTGACGAAACCGATTGCGACATCACCGCAGCCTCCAGCACACAACGCACACAGAACGAGGTGATCCAGTTCCCGAAAGGGCTTTTTAACATTGACTTGCATTTCGATATAGATGTGCAAGGCGCGCAACAGAGCCGGACCCTCGAAGTGCAACTCCGACAGATGATGGAGAATACGGACGATGTTGTCGTCGATTTCGCAACAGGACAGGGCGGTTCCGGTGGCGGGTTAGGACACGTAACCGTCGACTTCCGATGGGATTTCTGGCGACCCAAAGCCGACGCGAAATACTACTTCGCTATCGTCGCTGAAAGCGAGGCATACAGAGTCGGCAACTGGCGAAACCGGACGCTCTCCGGGTTTCTCGAAATCGTAAAAAAAGGATAAAGGAAGTTTCCAGTTGCCAGTTACCAGTAACCAGTTAAAGAGGGTTTCTGATGAATATTCAAGCATAAATGTAGCCCGTAACGTAGTGGAGGGGTTTTTGCTGGGGTATTTCTTCTAGACTTACGGAGAGGGGCGTTGGTCATTCAACCCACCTCACCGAACCGCAAGGAACGTTAAAAGAACCGAACCGCAAGGAAAATCAAAAAAATGAAAGAACGTATCTCTTCAAATGTCCAGAGACAGACGAAGCTTCGGGTCAAGAAAGCCGCCGAGGCGTTAGGGCTTTCAGAATCCAAATTCATCGAGCAAGCCATCGAAACCGATCTTGATAAACTCGATATACGGATTCAAACGCACGAGGCACGCAGACAACGCGATCATTTTAAGGCGAAATTTGATGGCGCATTGGACGATCTACGCGCGGCAGAAGCAAAAATCAAGGCACTCCAGAAGCGAGGGCTACTCGCACGACTCTTTAACCGTCCGCCTAAAATCTGATCTATGCACACTTACAATTTCACCTATACCCGATGCACACCGCACGGCACGATCCTTGAGCATACCGCAGACACGATCTCAGCGCATACGGTCAGATCCGCGAAACACGCCCTCGTGAAACGCTTCGGGCTCCAAAACTGGTCACCTTGGCGGCAAACAGCAAACGGGTTCGTCAAGACCCGCACCACACACGATGAGCGCGGCAAAATGGTTGTCAGTTCCCAGTTACCAGTAGCCAGTAACCAGTTCCAGTAACCAGTTAAAGAGGGTTTCCGATGAAAAATAGTGAACAACCGTAGCCCGTAACGAAGTGGAGGGCGAACCTACGGAGAGGAACGTTGGTCATTCAACCCGCCTCACCGAACCGCAAGGAAATTTAAAGATATGGCACCTAAAAGACGTACCGGCGGCGATTCTTATATATTTATCGGTCGCCAACTCAAATACGGGGAACCCATCACCGGCGCAAATGTTTTTGATGGGGCAGCACCGACAACTACACTGGCGAAACTCATCCGCAACCATTTTGTGTTCACACGGAACACACTCGATCCGACCGCAGAAGAAACGGAATCCGAAAGCATTATCGGCGGGGGCGCGACCCCAGAAAGCATCATCTCTAAACGCGGGGGCGGCGGCGAATGGGAATTTGAACTGCTCCCCGACGACGCGATCCACATGCTGTTAGGTTGGTTCAACCCGACCGCACTGCCAACGAATAATGATGTCGACGATCAGGCGATCCCCGGTGGCAAAATCGGTGCTCCCAGCAGCAATATCGTGACAATCAATAACGATGATAAAACGGCACTCGCAGAATGGCCAGGCCAATTGGAGATCACCCTAAAAGGTTCCCCTTCGGGTGCAGGTAAAATCCGCGTCTACGGACAAAAACGCGGCTCACGATCCAACGATTTCAATACCCCAACAACCGAAGAAATTGCATTCGGTGCCAGTGATACGAAAAAGATAACCACAGATTTCTATCACCGCGCCGACAGACTCATCCTCGATTGGGGGAATGGCACCGCACCGACAAGCGTAGAACTCAAGTTCCTCCCAGATACGAAATGGGCAGCCTTGACGCTCAACGAGAACAATAACCCCTTCGACGGTTGGAGCTCACAGATGCTCAAGGCTTTTACACCCTATATCGCTTACAACATCATCCCGAATCTGTTCCGGCTCTCGATCGGCGCGAATATCCGGTTACTGCTCGGACTGCTGGCATCTTATGTCCAGGAATCGAGAAGCCTTGCCGATCCGACCGTCGTCGCGAACACTTTGGCGAATTTGCGTGCGGACGACGGTATCCTTAAAAAGTATCCACGCAAACCGCTCAATTTTTATCCGAGCCTCGGCACAGCCGTCGTACTCGGAGAACCGGACGAGAGCCTCGAGGATCTTGTCGCACGCATTGATGGCGATCCTGATGATGCACCTGATCCGATCGCAGTGACCAGCGTCGATATAGAAGGCAACCATAACTATGTCGATCCCGAAGGCTTTACAGGCGATCCGCTTGCCGGTCAACCCGTAACCAGCGAAACGGAAGGGCGCACTGTCACTGTCAATGCCGGCATCTACCATGAAACCGATGATGCTGCAGAGAATAACGAGACTGTCCACTGGCAGGACATCTATTTCGAGAAACGCAAGGTGCCGATCGTTATCCGAAACTATAACTGGTTGTCAAACGGTCGACAGGTCATGGTCGAGAGCCGGTTCCCGAATTGTGGACTCACAGAAATTCCCGGACTGCCTATCGAAGGCAGAGGCTCCGTCACACGGAACCTCGCATTCCAAGCGAACCCGTCCGTCGGTGCCACCACGCCAGATGAAATCTCGATGCGGTTCTATTCAGAGAAAGGGTTTGCGGAATAGTTGTCAGTTATCGGTTATCGGTTGTCGGTTACAAGAGATTTTTGATTAAACCCTCTCCCTCTTTAACTGAGCACCGATAACCGAAAGATTTTTTCGCAGAAAAAATCGCACCGAAAACCACTAAAAAAGGATTTGGAGAATGACGAAAACAATGGAAGACATCGCGGCGAAGGCTGCCACCAAGACAACGCAGGTGATGAAACGCAAAGAGGTTGAAGGGGATCTGAACTTCGTCACAGATTTGAAGTCTCTGAATAAGAAACTTCAGAAAGATAATATTATCGCTCGATTCCCTGACCCCGAAGGCGGTGACCCAATAGATTTTGAAATGATGCCAATGACACCCGGACAGACAGCCGTGTACTATAATACGTTACTTGGACATACCTTTTGGGAGGCTTCCGCTGGTGAAAGCCCGGATCCCGAACTCGACGACGAACAGCGGCAAAAACTTGAGGATGAACTCGCCGTCAAGAAATATGATGACAAACTATTAAACATCCTTGAGTCATGTATTATTAGCCATCCGGGGCTGACTGCCGAGCAGATGCGGGAATGGGAACCGTTTTACGTCATATCACTCCATAATGCCTTAATTGAAGGGAGTCGCCCGTCAAAAGACGTGGCACGATTTTCTGACGTGGATCCATCAAAGTGATGAGAATCGTGACGAAATCCTCGCGCTCTATTATACCGCCAAAGAATTTGGACAACGTCCAAGTTATTACGCCTTCGGGGACAAAATACCGCTCACTTCGGCTTATGAGATAGATTTTGCCGTGATGTGTGTGGGTAAAGATCACGAAGCAGAACTATTGGAGGAAGCGGAACATCGCGCTTTATCCAAAGCCTAATCGGATGATTGCCATTTCTTGACCCATCTGTAAATTGTGGGTTGGGAAACGTTTGAAAATGTTGTGAAAAGTAATTTTCTTTTTTCTGTAAGTGGCATATCGGGAGAGAGTGAAAAGAAATATTCACGCGCAGCAGCATGATCTGGATGCTTTTTTGCTTCAGAGATTTTACGACGCGTAGCCGCGATATGTGTTTTGCCAAAGAAAGGATGTTTTTCACCCTTATGTGCCTCAGAGATTTTATGACGCGTAGCCGCGGTATGCTTTCTGCCTTTCAAGGTCTCAGAGATTTTATGACGATGTCTCTCGGTAAGTTTTTTACCTTTCTTGGTTTCAGAGATTTTATGACGCGTAGCCGCGGTATGCTTTCTACCTTTGTTAGCTTTAGACATTTTACGACGCGTAGCCGCGGTATGTGTTTTACCAAAGAAAGGATGTTTTTCACCCTTTTGGGCTCCAGACTTTCTACTTTTATGTACTTCAGACATTTTGCGACGCGTATTCTCGGACGGTATAGCGTGGTTCCCCCCAGAATTGAGGTTATAGCCGTGAGGTGCAACAGTATTAAATTTAGCAATATATGCAACCTCTAAATCGGGTAAGAATTCATCAAAGACATCTGCCTCAAGGATTTCGTAAGTAAAAGCATCTTTGCCATATTTCTTAACGGCAGCAGCAACAAGCCGACTGCCACGCCCGGAAAGATGGTCTTTGATTCTCGTTTTCTTAGGTGGATGGATACAGATACCGATGTATGCTTTAGAATTGATGTCGTTGGTGATCATGTAGACGAAACCCATGCGGATACTCCTTTAAGAAAATGTGGGCGAGCGAACCCGCCCACGTTGGTTTTACAGGCAAACAAGCAACCGCTCATCGGATGCGGAAACAACATCCTCAGAAATGAATGGACTCAGTGTCAGTCTGCCGTTCTTAATACAGACCAAGCGTGTCCATGCACCTCTACCGACAACGAGATCGCCGAAGATATTCAGCCTGGCATAGACTTTCGAGTAAATGTTATCCACGTAGTTTGGAAAGATCCACCAATGGTAGCCTCGAAGATACTGATTCTCATACCGAACCGGACGAAAACCGCGTTGCTGTTCTGCGGTGAGACGCGCGTGCACCTGTGAGGGCTGAAGCCCCACCGAAACGGAGAGCGCGAAAGTTGGACGGGTCATAAACATGTCAAGCTCCTATAGGTTTGGGGACCTCGCTTGACATTTCAACAGGAAGGTGTTAAAATAAAAATGCCAATGCGAAATCCAGCTTAGTCGTTAGGTTTTTCAATACTTGGCACGGGAAGGGTTGCGCCCCTTCCCACTTATCCCTTCTATTGTACCATTTTCCCCACTTTTTAGCAAGAAAAAAATGCCTACGAATACCCTGGTTTTCAATGTCGAGGACAGACGCGCACGTGCCGCTTTTTCGCGCCTCAAGCGGGAAGTGGATTCGCTTGAGGATGAATTCAATACCACTCGCAGCAAGGCACGCGACGCTGGCGAAGCGATTGACCGACTTGGCGACCAATCCAGGACCACCGCAAGAGACGTTGACCGGCTCGGCGATCAAGCCCAAAAGAGCGGCGTACAAATAGACAGCCTCTCAAACGCCGCACGCCGTACCAACGCAACATGGCGAGATACAAACGGTAGGCTCCGAGATGCGCGCGGTAGATTCGTAGCGGCTGGACACGGTGCTGAGTTCTTCACGAGATCGTTAGGCGGTGTCCGCGGCATCTTAACAGGCTTAGGTGCAGCACTCGCCGCACGCGAAATCTTTGAGTTCGGCGCAGCGTCCGTTCGGTCTGCTGGACAAATGGAGGGCTTATTGCGTGGACTCCGAGCCATCGAAGGCACACAAGCAGATGCCAGACTCCGGGATTTCAACGAGATCGCAAAACTCCCAGGCCTCAACACACCCCAAATTATCCGCTATTCTAACTCGCTCCGTGCAGCAGGTGCAACCACCTTAGAAGTTGATGCGATTATCACGACTTTTGGACAAAGCATCGTCGGACTCGGTGGCAACGCTGCGGATACCTCGCGGGCGATGCTACAGCTCACACAGGCTTTCGGTGAAAATAAAATCTCGCAAGAGAACTTTTCGACCATCAAAGAACTCATCCCCAGTTTCAACAGACTGTCACAGGAAGTCTATAACACCGACGGCACCATGGATGGCTTGAACAAGAGATTCCAAGCCTCCGGACAGACGCTCGGACAATTCTTGTTACCTATCCTTGCGAGACTCCGGCAGGAGATCCCGGCTGCACCCGTCGATTCTTACGCACGTTCTGTGGATGCCTTACAAGAGGAATTCAATCAACTCCAGATCGCTATCGGGGACAGACTCCTGCCGGTCGTCTCCAGCGCGGCACGCGGGTTCGCTGAACTCTTTGATAACGTCACAAACTTCATTCAAAACACAAACGAGGCTAAGCAATCCGTTGAGGGGTTCACCACTGCGTTAAGTACGGCTACGGCTGCTGGCACGATTAACAAGGCTTTTGAAGACCGTATCGCATTCCTGAAACAGGAGAAAGTCGCACTCGACGAGGCAGCGAAAGGACGCACAAACTTTTTCAGGTTTAGAGGCAGAGAGACAGAAGCCGGTAGACAGTATCGGGAAATCACGACCGAACTGGAGAAACTCCAAGCCGCACAAGGGAGCGTCTCCGCACAATCCGAATACCTCAGAAACGTTCAAGCCGCCCTGGTAACACAAGCGAGAACACTCAACACAGAAATCGCAGCACTCACCAACGAAATCGACGAACGCACAGGGAAATCGGTACAAGGGCTGAACCGTCGGCTGAGAGAGAAAAGACAAGCACTCGCTGAAACGCAAACGCAACTCGCAACCAACGCCAACGCTTTACGCGCTTTAGCCTCCGCGAATACAAGCACCGCAAAGGCTTCGGAAACCGCTACACGTAACACTGAAAACTTCGCGCTAACGCTGGCGAAACTCAGAGCGAATGCTGAAGATACACGCGAAGCACTTAATATCAGTATCAACCCGCAACAGCTATCAGCCGGATTCCAAGCTGCACTTACAGCGAGCAACGCTTACTACAATGCACGGATCGCGAACGCCCAGAACGCACTCGCACAAGAGACAGAAGGCACCGAGGCATACAATACACTGCAAACCCGAATATTTGAACTCGGTAGACAACGGCTCCAAGCTGAGCGACAGATTACCGCTGAAAATCAACGGTTACTGCAACAGCTCTCACAAGAACGGATTGACGCTGCCAACGCTGTTTCTGATGCTGAAGTCGAGGGTTTCAAGGCTGCAGCACAAGCAGGGCAAGCCTACACAGACCAGCTCACGAGACAGATAAACGCCATCCCATCTATCAGCAGCCCTGATGCCCAATACGGTAATTTCACCTCGCAATTGCGACAAGATTTTGAAGAGACGGAACGGCAAGGACAGAGCTTATTGAATGTGATGCGGCAGATCGCTAACTTCGCCTTTGCGACCGATTTAGATGCCCGGATACCCGATCCGATTGTGCGAGGGGCTGACATCGATGACCAGATCGCTGAACAAGCACGTGGGGCACGCACACTTTTAGATATTCGCCAAGATGCCGCCGAACAGGGCAGGCAATTTTTGAATAGAGTCCTACGGAGCGAGGAGCGAGATACCCAGCGGAGTATCAATGCCCGTGTCCGGTCCTATAGGCAATTTACCAATCTGGTCTCTAATACGTTTTTGGATTTAGCGACCGGCAGAGCGCGTAGTTTTGAAACTGTCGCGACAGAATTTATAAGGCAGTCGGTTCGGATTATCGCAAGGGCGTTCATCGAGCATCAGATCAGATTACGGCTTGATGACCAGTTGACTGCCGCACGGATAGCGAATATCCAAAAGATTTCTGCAGCACAATCTGCTGTAGGAGCAGGCGGTCTTGGTAATTTTGCTGGACTCGGTAATTTATCAGGACTCGGTAGGCTTGGAAGTGCACTCGGTGGTGGTGGTATCGCTTTGGGGGCCGCTTCGCTCCTGTTCCCGGAGCAAATCAAAAACCTCGCTGGCGGTATCACAGATACGATCAGTAACCTACTCTCAAACGTCGCATCCGCACCCGATCGGGCGTTTGGGGCGCAGCAAGTCTTTCTGAAAATCGGAGATCAGGAGGCGCGCGATATTTCTGATTTGCAAAATGAACTCCGACAAGAAGCGAGGGCGTAACACATGGCATCAAGACCATTGAATTGTTGCTTGACAAAAAGTTGTGAAAATAGATAATAGATTATAATAGAGAAGGGGAGGCGGTCACCTCCCCAAACCAAAAACGAAAGGCTATTTCGATGTATTGGCATTTTAATTTTAACACCGATGCCGATGCACGTCAAGCCGAAAAGGAGTCAAAATGTTCGTCAAAGTACAAGACCCAACGTTTGCTTCTGCACTGAACATCAACAAATTTGATACACCGCTTGCGCGTGGCAAATCAACAACCGATCAACTTGGGTTATTTGACGATTAATCACAAAAGGCAGCAGTTTTCTGCTGCCTCAAATATGAGGTAAATCCAAATGGATCACGTAAGATTACGCACAGATCAAGCGATAGGACTACTTAAGGACGTAGTCATAGATGTTCTAAAGAACGCACAAGAGAGCGAATATGTAGACATTCCTCCTAAGAAGTGTAAACCTGATCCGGATGGTGGACATGCATATATTGAGGCTACATATATAGGTGAAGAAATGGGAACATACGAGAAAAAACGGAAAAAAGGAAAGTCCCCCGGTAGAATACATAGGGAAATTCTTGAAAAGTTGGAAGATGAGGGTCGGGTTGAGTCTTTGCGAAGTAAATCAGGTAAACAGAGAATAGGTTGGCGACTCACCGAGTCGGAATACAATAGATAAACCGTTTTTGCGAAATTGTGGTCTAAATAAGCGTATGCACTTCAGTTGCATTGTAAATAATGTTGCATATAAAACACCGTTGCATATAAAACAAAGAAGGAAAGACAACATGAAAACAATAGCAATCATGAGCCGAAAAGGTGGCACTGGAAAAACGACACTTGCAACCCATATCTCGGTCGCCGCAGAAAAAGCCGGGCACACGCCTATTCTCATTGACTTAGACCCCCAAGCATCTGCGGCAAAATGGGGAGACTATCGAGACGCTGAATCACCAGCTATCATCGCAACACCCGCATCCCGTGTCCAACAGTGGCTGAAAACAGCCAAAGATAACGGAGCAACCCTTGCGATCCTTGATACACCCCCCAATGCCGGACATGACGCTCTCGATGTAGCAAACGCCGCGAACCTTGTCTTAATTCCGTGTAAACCGTCGATTATGGATTTAGACGCTATCGCTTCAACACTCTCTATCTGCGAAATCGCAAAAGTCTCCGCACACATTGTACTCAACTCCGTTCCAGCCCGAACAACACTCGGAAACCAAGCACGAACAGCACTTCCGGGACAGTGCGCCCCCTGTGAATTCGGTCACCGTGTAGCCTTTGTACATGCCCTCAATCACGGACTAACTGCACAGGAATATCTACCAAAGTCTAAAGCATCTATCGAAGCACAAGTACTATACGAATACGTCGAAAAGCAACTGGAGGTGTAGCATGAAACAACCAAAAAGCCTACAAACGATCTTGAACGAGAAACAACAGGCAGAGGCCCCTAACGAGACTCCAAGCCTTGAACCCAAAAACAGACCAGATTCCCGGAAGGGCAAGAAAATCCTTCAAGGGTGGTATCCATCCGAAGTACACCGACAAGTCCGACTGATTGCTGCAGACAAAGGAACATCCATAGAGCGCGTAATAGGGGACGCACTCAATTTGCTGTTTGAAAAAAATGGCAAACCACCACTGGCCTAATACTATTCTCAATAAAGGAGAACTTTATGAAAAAGTTGCTAATGCTCTCTATCCCACTCATACTCTGCTTGTATATGGGATGTGCCCCAAGAGTTCAACTACCGCCTGATGACATTCCCGAATGGGACTCACCTGTATCGCCTGATTGGATGTCTGACATAGACCCACCTCTTGACCCCAACAAACTATCAGAGTACCTCTTTGAAGGTGAGAGTGGCTACAACTTTCGCAAAACACGGTGGGGATTTAGTCGTGAACGTGTTGAATTGTCAGAAGAAGGGATACGACCTGATGAAAGGACACGAGAACTCCTCGTCTACAGAATTAAAATCAACGGTGTTAAATGTAAACTCATTTACACGTTCAAGGATAACAAGTTGCGAACCGCAGGCTACATAACCATACTACCTATAAGGAACGCAGAAAAACTAATCCAAAAAGTCATTGAGAAGTATGGTGATCCAACAATGCCAGAGTTAGAGCACGGCATGGTGTGGAAAGGTGATGACTCTATTATATGGACGAATAGCTATGCGTCAGTTATAAAGGAGACAATCACAAAATATAACTACACAGACGGCGGCATGCTTGGCGATTTACTTTATAGGGAGTTGGAGAAGCAGAAACAGGCTGGTGAGGTTGTCTACTTTGATGGGGTAATAGGATATGTTGATAGTGCATTCTATGACAAACTCCAAAGAATGCGTTTCAGACCCGCAAAGATACTCTTAGAGTTGTCTCGCAATGAGAAATTACTAATGGGTATACTTCAAAGAGATGGACAGACTATCATTCCGGGATTAGGGAGGATTCCACATTAAATCTTCGCACTATGAGAACTTTATCGTTCATTTATTTCATTCTGCTCATCTGTTGTATACCGGTATCCGCACAGACAGGGATTTTGAGTATGCCCGCAAAAGAGAGTGCTATTGGGTTAGGATTTCAATATTACGAACCGCCATCCCAAATAACAGGAAGCAGCAACTATCGGCACCAGTTTAGAGTGAGCCATATTCGCGGAAGCCTTGACTACCAGTTCAACCCCACATTGAAGATTTCTTTTCTACCGGGTATCGCATTCCTGAATATACCAAACCAGCAAACAATTGACGTGCCACCATCACCTTCAGTCGAACTTCAATTAGCAGCCACCGGACCACTGATCGCTGAAAAGACAATAGATTATTTTCTCAGAGGTGCATTCCAGTCACACTACTCACAAATCTATAGAAATGGCGAGGCGACGCACTATATCAATATGACAGTTACAGGCGGTATAGGCGTTATTGGCAAACTCTGGACAACAACAAAATGGGGATTCCACCCGTTCTTCGGTGTCTTCTATTCAAACAGGTGGCGAAATACGTCCACAACCCGTCGTATTATTGTTGATGATACATACAATCTCTTTACAGGTGAGGCTGGCGTTGAAATACAAGCCTCACCGACAACACATATCATCGGAAGTGTCGGGTTCTCTTTTCAGGCCTCCGAGGTTATCTACAACATCGGGATCAATTTCCGATAAGGAGTCAGAATGAGATATGTACTCGTTATATTTTTATTGTTAACGTGCATCAGTTGTGCGACGGATACCGAAAAGGGCACGCCTGAACCTCTTTTCGCAATACCTACCTTGATAGAAGATCCTAATACAGAAGTACAATCCGAACCTTTAGTCCCACAGCCAGATCCAGTCGTTCCTGTTGTCGCGCCTATTGTAGATGAACCTGAACCTGAACTTGTTTTTGACATCTTTGGTCCGAAACTCATAGAAAGCATTGGAGCGAATGGTAACAGAAAAATCAAGATATCGGACGGTGCGCGAGACGTAGATATACATTTGGATACCATCACCTTAACTTTCGATGAAGATGTTGCAAAATCGAATGTCCAAATCCACAAAAACCACAGCACGTTTAGACAGAGTCTTCGTTGGAAACGGATTGTGAGTGGCAAAAAAGTGGTTCTCACGCCCCTGGGAAACGTGATTAATTTAAAAACCGACGGACAATATGAAATATCTGGGGACGTCGAAGACGCTGCGAGAAATATGCGCACCATTCTAATTACATTCACAACCAAGAAAGGAGACAATCGAGCCCCCCAAATGACCAGAAGTAGTGTGAGACATGGAGGGACAAATGTACCTATAAACACAGAACGTTTTGTATTTGACTTTGATGAGGCTATTCATAGAGCAGACGTGAAACTCTATAATCGCACGCGCCAGATTGATATGAAATGGAAAATGTTGATAGATGACAAGCGTATTATCCTTTTGAGATTACCGGGTGAAGGGCTTCGGTTACGGCATAAAGAGCGTTATAGAGTACAACTCCGATGGGCAGATGCCGCAGGGAATTGGGAACCCGCAGACTGGGGGATTATACGCATTTTTGATTTCACAACAGAGGCAAAGAAATAGGATTCATTTCTCAGGAAAAGCCCGCGACAGCGAGATTGAAACAGCATTTGCGAACTCATATATTATTCAAGAATGGAGGTTTATTGAATATGAGCAGATTCATCTTTACTTTTTCGATATTTCTATTGTTTTGCGTTTTTTGGGTATCCGTTGTTGACGCGCAGCAGAATATCGCACAGGAAGCGTATACTATTTTGGAAGCCAACTGTGCGAGGTGTCATGATGCGACCGGGGCTTTTAAGGACGATCTCTTGCTGGACCGTGATGCATTAGTTAATACTGGGGTTGTTATGCCGGGGAATCCGCTCGAATCGGAGTTCTATAAACGTCTGCTCGGTGAGACGGAAAAGGGGCCACAGATGCCGTTGGGATTACCCGCGCTCTCAGATGAAGCGATTCGGACAATAGCCCTTTGGATCGCACTCGGTGCACCCGATTGGGATGTATCGCATTCCATTGACTTTATTGCGCCTGATACAGTGCTCGATACGATCGCGTCTCATCTTGGCGGACTGGATCCGCTTAGCAGGACATCTGCGCGCTATTTTACCTTGACGCATCTTTATAATTCGGGCGAATCCCCTGAGACATTGAGAGACTATCGTGTTGCCCTTTCTAAACTCGTCAACAGTCTATCTTGGGGTTTTGTCGTGACCAACCCCACGCCTGTAGATGCGTTAGAGACAATCTTTTACATTGACCTGCGTCATTATGAATGGGACCGAACGAATGCCTGGGCGCAAATAGAGGCTGCGTATCCTTATAACCCTGCGTTTGATCCACAAACACAAGCCGGTCGCCTTGAAAAGATGGCAGCCCTGCGGGCAGAAACGGGTAGTTTCGCGCCGTTTGTGCATGTCGATTGGTTTTTAGCCACAGCGTCCTTGCCGCCGCTCTATAATGACATTTTAGGGCTGCCGCAGAATACCCGTGAATTAGAGCGTCAACTCGATGTCAATGTTGCCGTGAATATAAGGAATGCACCGGGGGTTCGCGTCTGGCGTGCGGGTTTCAACGATTCGGGTGTCTCGAATCACAATCGTGTTGTCGAACGGCATACCGCGCGGTATGGTGCGTATTGGAAAAGTTACGACTTTGCTGGCAGTGTCGGTTCACAGAATATCTTTACACACCCCCTTAACTTCACCCATGATGGCGGCGAAATGATCTTTAACCTACCCAACGGACTACAGGCCTATTATCTCGCAGACGCTGTCGGAAATCGTTTGGATGTCGCACCTACAACAATTGTCTCTAATCCTGCAGCGAGCGATCCTGCTGTTAAGAATGGTCTCTCCTGTATCGGGTGCCATACCGAAGGTATGAAGGATTTTACAGATTCTGTCCGTGCCGCGATAGAACAGAACCAAAACCCCCCCTACAATAAAGCAGAAGCCTTACGCCTCTATCCGGCACAATCCGTTCTGGATACGCTGCTGCAAACGGATACGGCGCGGTTTGAAAGTGCCCTTGCGAAAATTGGGGAGCCCTTTGCGAATGCAGAGGAACGCAACCAATTCTTTGAGAGACATAAAAATGAACCCGTCCAACGGTTTCATGAGGCATTTCAGGCACCGCTGGATGTCGCATCCGCTGCGGCAGCCGTCGGGTTGGAAACCCCAGTATTTCTCACGGAGATACGCGAGAAACAGAGTTTGAAAGACTTAGGGTTGACACCGCTTGTCGAGGAGAACGGCACTGTCAAACGGGATGCGTGGACATCCAATTTTCACGACGTGCGCGCTGCACTTTTCAATCCGGAGTATGTTGCGCCTGATAGAGAGGGCCCGATGCGTCCAGTGGGCGATTTTTATATCCCTGATGTGAATCTGCGTGCGGTTATTGCCGAACGTTTAGGGAAAGCAGCGGATGAAGAGATCACAGCCGCAGAGATGTTAAACTTACGGAATATTAACGCCGATCGGAGAGGGATTCGTGATTTGACAGGCCTTGAGTTCGCGACGCAGCTGGAACGGATAGAGTTTCGGCACAATATGATAACGGATCTATCGCCGCTTGCGGGTTTGACGCAGTTGAATAACATCAAGCTCCGCGACAATGAGATCACAGATGTCACGCCGTTGGCAAAGTTAATCCGAGTGGATTGGTTAGGACTTGAACAGAACCGTATTATCGATTTAGCCCCACTGTCAGGTTTAACAAGGTTACAAGGGATCGGGATTTCTGGCAACCCTGTCATAGACGTGTCGCCCCTGGCAAAGTTAACCAGTTTGGAAAGAATAGATGCATGGCAGACACCTATATCAGACTTCTCACCGTTGGCGACCTTGCGTGTATTGAGATGGATAGAATATGGCAATGACAAGTCCACAACAGCGCTGCCATCTCTGACAGGTTTGAAAGCGTTAAGACGGTTAGAAATTCACGGCTGCGGTATTTCAGATATCTCTGCATTAGCGGAATTGACGCAGCTACGATGGTTAGAATTGGTAAATAACGCGATAACGGATCTCTCGCCGTTGGAAAACCTCACGGATCTGACGCATCTGAATCTTGATGCGAATCTCATTTTAGATGTATCGCCGCTCTCCGAGTTGACCAACTTGAACTTACTCTATCTTGAAAATAATGTCATTTCAGATGTATCGCCGCTCTCCGAGTTGACCAACTTGCATCGATTAGACGTGCGTAACAATGCGATCTTCGACTTTTCACCGTTAGACGATTTGCAAGGGGTAGCTATCCGCATGACAGGGAATCCGGGGTTTCCCACCAATAGGGGGGCGCACATAACGGGACCGTGGTTATGGGCAATTGTTCCGGGTACACGTCTTGATACGCAAACAGATTTTTTGTCGCGGGCGACAAATGGCGCAGCGACGGAGATAAAAGTTGCGACCAACGGCGCGACAGCAGGCAAGGCTGTTGGAAAAAGTGTCTGGACATGGCATAGACTCGACACGGGGGGCAATAATATTAACCGAATGACAGACGCTCTCGGCTGGGGAACAGGTCGCGAAATCTACGACCATATCGTTTACGGTGCTGTCATTTTGGATGCACCGCGCGAACAACAGACGACGATGTTCATTGGCAACGATGACGCTGTGAAAGTTTTTCTGAATGGCGAGTTAGTTCACACCGTACTCCACGCAACCTTTGACCAAGATGGCAGCTTCTTCCCTGTAACGCTCAAACAGGGGCAGAATGTACTGTTAGTTGCGATTGACAACCACGGACATGGCGGTTTCAGTGGACATTTCGCATTTGCACGTGATGCCGAATATGAGGTGTTTCTGCCGAGTCCCCGGTTCGTGTTCTCCACGGACGCGACAGCATTTGAGGTTGAAGATACGTTTACGCTCGAACTCCGCGCCGAAAATATGGAAAATTTAGGCGGCTGGCAAGCAGATCTCGTGTTTAACCCCGCCGTGCTAAACGCAGTTGAGGTGAATGAAGGCGATTTCCTACAAGCATCGGACGAAGAAACCTACTTCGAGGCAGGCACAATTGAGAATAGCGATGGTAAAATCACAGGTTTGAAGGCACTAAGACTCTCTGGAGACAGTGTAGATGGCAACGGCTTATTATGCTCAGTAACATTTACGGTTGTCGGGGCTGGAGAAAGCCTGTTGACTTTGGAGAATTTTGAAGCAGGTTCGGGTCGCGGAAACCCTGTGCCTTCTATCCCGCCGGAGCTCCGCATCGTTGTAGAAGGCGATGAAACCACGATTCCAACCTGGGATGTCAATGAAGATGGCATCACAGATGTCTCGGATGTTATATTGGTGGTCGCGGCATTGGGGCAATCACCGCCAGAGAACCCCCGCGCGGATGTCAATGGCGACGGTGTTGTTGATGGCAAGGACCTTGCGATTGTCGCTGCACACCTCGGTGAAGGTACCGCGGGGGCTGCACCGTTCGGGGACCCGCAATCGCTTGGTCTGACCCCAGAAAACGTTGAAGAAGTCCTCGAGCTCTTGCGCGCTGCAGATGATGGATCGCTCACCTTCCGGCGCGGTATTGCAAATATTGAGGCACTCTATGCTACTTTTGTGCCGGAAAAGACGGCTTTACTGCCAAACTATCCAAATCCATTCAACCCCGAGACGTGGATACCGTATCATCTTGCGAAACCGGCGACGGTTACTTTAACAATCTACGGTACAAATGGCACAGTGGTGCGGACACTGGCGTTAGGACATCAGCCCGCAGGCATTTATCAGACCCGGAGTCGTGCTGTGTATTGGGATGGCAAAAATGATGTTGGTGAACCTGTCGCAAGTGGCATCTATTTTATCACACTCACCGCAGATCACTTCACGACGACCCGTAAAATGTTGTTGATGAAATAAGCTGATGGCGCGCGGGACACGCGCGCCGAACTCAAGAAGGAGAATTTTTGATGCAACGCATGAAATTATGGCTGTACCTGTTCTTGTTTTATATCGGACTTTTTAGCTTACCCCAGGGGATACTCGCCCAAATCGTAAACATTCCGGACCCAAACCTGCAGACTGCACTCGTAAACGTGCTTGAAAAAGCACCCGGTGACCCTATTACTGCGGCGGATATGGCAACGTTGATACGGCTTGACGCGGAGGAGGCGAACATTACCAACTTGACTGGATTGGCAGCTGCAACGAACTTGGATAGACTCGAACTTCGCGATAACGCTATATCTGACCTGTCACCGCTTAAAGATTTAATCAAACTGCAAGTGCTCGATCTTGACAGTAATAACATATCCGACCTTTCACCCCTCAAAGGGCTCATCAACTTGACAAACCTGAATGTTTCGCATAACGCGATCACGGACTTTTCACCGCTTGCGGGGCTCATCAGACTCGAATCGATACATTTCACTGAGAACCCGATCGCTGATCTCACGCCGCTGGTCGGGTTGATAAGTTTAAGACGGCTTCATACGTGGGGCACCCCGATCGAAAACCTTTCAGCACTGACCGCTTTACCGAAACTCGGTATCCTCGATATCTGTGGCGGCGAACTCACCGATATTTCACCTTTGGCAGAGATGACGCAGTTGCGAGAGGTCTATCTCGTCGGCAACGAAATTACAGACATCACGCCCCTATCAAGTCTCACAGGGTTGGCACGTTTGAGTCTTCGACATAACCAAATTTCGGATGTCTCGCCGCTTGCGACCCTTCATAACTTGACGTGGATAGAACTCAATAATAATAACATACAAGACTTCTCACCGCTGAATGCGTTGCCGAAAGATGTTAATATCATAACGTTCAGTAACCCTGGAGAGGTCCGGCCCGCACCGAAAATCACGGGCCCTTGGTTATGGGTGATCGTTCCAACGGGTGACGTGTCCGGGGCGGCAGCGGCGGCTTCCGGCAGAGATTATCTCAGTCGTGCCACTGACGGCACCACAACGGAAGCGATGATTGCAACGCAGGGGGCAAGACGGTATGATCCTGTCGGGAATAAGAGATGGACAGAGGGGTACCTCTCACGCAGCGGGGGCAATAACATCAACGAACTCGTCAACGAGATCGGTTTAGGCTTAGATAATGTGGATCACCACGTCGCTTATGGATCCATCCTCTTGAACGCACCCCGAGAACAAGAGACGACCCTGTTTGTCGGCAGTTCTGACGCTGTAAAGGTCTGGCTCAACGGGGCACTGGTTCATACCAACGCTATCGACAGAGACGCAAATGATTATCAAGACAGTTTCAGTATCACGCTCTTGGCAGGAGATAATGTCCTGTTAGTTGCTGTTTATGAAAAGGAGGGGTGGTGGTCAGGTTTCTTTGGACTTCCCCCCGATACACAATATGAGGAACGGCTGCCAGGATACCAAAATCAGACACCCCCGCGCCGTGAAGATGTCAATGGAGACGGGAAAGTGAGTATCCTTGATATGCTGGAGGTTGCATTCTATTTTGGTACACCGCTCGCCTCGAAGGACGATGGCAGCCGTGTCAGTGTGGATGTAAACGAAGATGGGGTCGTCAATATCAATGACCTTGTCCTTGTCGCACAGTACATCAACGCGCCCGTAGAGAACACCCCGGACGCACCGATCTCGCCCGAATTAGTCCAGCAATGGATAGACATGGCATGGACAGAATACGACGGGTCCATCGAATTCCAGAAAGGTATCACAAGCCTTGAAAATCTCTTGATGTTTTTGAAGTCAGAGAAAACAGAAATGAAAACAGCACTGTTTGCAAACTACCCGAATCCGTTTAATCCAGAAACGTGGATACCTTACCAGTTAGCTGTGCCAGCTGAAGTTGTGTTGACGATACGGACAACAACAGGAACAATCGTGCGAACCTTGCCGCTCGGACATCAGCCCGCGGGTGTGTATAAAACGCCAAACCGCGCTGCCTACTATGACGGGAAAAACTATCTCGGTGAACCCGTCACAAGCGGAATTTATTTCTATACGTTGACGGCAGGGGATTTCACGGCAACACGGAAGATGTTGATTCGGAAGTAAGTTTTATCTGTGATGTTAATATTAAACTAAAAGGACAATTAGTGAGAAATATAAGTTATATCGACTCCCAAGATTACACCTTAATCCGTGGTGTCCTTGATAAACTCTCTCGTGAAGGACGTGTCAGGAGAGTTGAAGGTTCCCGAAAAATGATTTGGAGAAAAATATGAATGATCTGTCCAAGTTTATCCGAACCGTCCCTAATTATCCTAAGCCAAGTATCATGTTTAAAGACATTACACCGCTTTTAACAAAGGAGCGATACCCATGAAACGTTGGACGTTATTTTTGGCAGTCACCTTCCTACTGATAAACGCCACTTTAGGGATTACGGGTGAAGACCCGGATATGGTGGCGTACTACCCATTTGATGGTGATACGGAAGACGCATCAGGAAACGATAACCACGGCGACATTACAGGCACATCTCGGTGGGTAAACGGCAAATTCGGAGATGCCCTTGAACTCGACCCAACCGCCTATGTTGAACTGGAAACCTCCGACTCACTTCATGGTGACCTTTTCAAAGAAGATCCGTTCACAATTTCTGCTTGGGTTAACCCGAACTTTGAAGGCACCACATGGGAACACATCTGGCGGAGTTTACCGTCGGGCATCGGACACAACACTTTGTTCATTAACAAAGACGAGGGACTCATCTCTTGGCGCGGCCGCGTTGGCGGATGGACAGTCCTGTGTCAGACCGAACCGGGCATCGTCAAAGAGGGTAAGTGGATGCACATAGCCGTCACAGGCGATGGTGATAAGTTCAAGATTTATGCCGACGGTGAGATGGTTGCTGAAACCGACTTTCAGGAAACCGATGGAGCGAACGACATTTATCGCATCGGTGGTTCCGGTGGCGAGACCTTTGCCGGGTCAATGGACGATTATGCCGTCTTTACGCGTGCATTAGACGCAGACGAGATTACTCTGATCATGGACAGCGTTGAAGTGTTCCTGCCGGTTGAACCGCAAGGGAAATTGGCAACGCAGTGGGCAGACCTGAAACGCTCTGTCCGATAGGTTATCAAGCACTGTGAAGTGCATACGACGAGAAGATTTTTCTTATTTATCAAACTCATGTTAAGCTAAGAAAATTGTGGTCCAAATAAGCGTACGCACTTCAAATTCCACCCTTCCATCCTTCCGATCTTCCATCCACTTTTTTTCAAGTCTATATTGATTCTATATATTCCCCACCGAATTCCCATTCTAACCGCCCAACCCCTCTACATTATAAGAGTTGTCGTTTTCAGTATGCTGCGCTTTGAGTTATCGGTTAAGAGACCTCTTATAACTGATAACCGAAAGATTTTTCATGCCTCGCAGTGAGAGAAAATCGCACGGATAACCTTCCCTTTTTCTTAAATGTATTGCTATTGTATTACTTATGTATTGCTTTCCCACTGAATTCCCCTTATAGCCGCCACGCACTCCACATTATAATGGTTGTTGGTTCTTAGTTATAAGTTTGCCTCGCAGTGAGAGTTAAGAGGTGTCCACGTCACCGAAGGGTTTTCTGTAACCCAACCCTCTTTAACTTATAACCATTTCCTGGAGTGCACCCATGGCGCAATTTTTTTTACCCGCTCTGAATTACGGCGGCGGACGCAGCCAATATAAAGCCGTAGCAGATAACGACTATAACACCTTCACGTCAGAGACCTCGATGCTCCTGCATATCGACACAGCTGGCGATGGCTCTGGTGATGCACGCGCCTTTACTGATATTTTTGTGAAGGGATCCGGTGTCAGCAGCTATTCTGCAGCATTCACCAATCCAGAAAATATCACCAGTCCCGCTGCGCGCACGCTACCAGCAACCGTGACAAACGATTCGAGAGACGAAGTTTCTACGACCGTTGACGGATACCAACACGATCTGCACAACCTCTGGATAGACGAAAGCACCACGAAGCCCAAAGCGAAATCTATCACTTTGACCTTTACTGGATCATCACCACGCATTTATGAGGTGATGGTTCTCGATCGGCTGCTCACACTGAATTCCGATGGCGGGTTTAGCCGTATCGAGTACGATTCTCTTGATCTCGGCACTGTGGAACCCGATCTACGCAAACGGCTCTCTTACGTACCACCTATCGGGGGCGAAAGGGACAAGTGGTTGGTGAACCTGACGCTCCAGTCACCGAGAAAGGGGACACGAGAGACACTCACAGATCAACTTATCTCGTTTATTCGGAGATACAAAAGATTTGTCTTTGCCGCAGAATACAATCGATACCCGGATCGCGTTTTTCCTGCGCTCTGGCCCAACCCTGAAACACAGATCCGATACCTATCAAGATGGAAAGGCGGCGGACGGCGGGTATCATTTAGCGTTAGGGAAGCCTAAGCAACAAAAAATCATGGGCACAGTCGCAATTCGCGTGAAAATCCACAAGAAGAACGGTCCTGAACTGCCCAAAATGATACTAATGTGCAGTTCATACAGAAATGAGACGTAACGATGCCAAAGGAATTTAGTTATAGCGGACATCCAGTCGCCCTCACGGTCAAAATCCACGACCAAGACGTGACGGATGACATCGCATCAATGGACGACATCGGACAAGGAGTGGACTATCCGAACCTCACAGAATTTCGCGTGGGGGAAGCGAGTTTCACGCTTCGCGACATCCACGGCGATTTTTCACCCAACAACCCGTCGAACTTCTTCACGCGAAACGGCGGTCGACGTACCGGTCGCAACTCACCTATCGAAATCGAGGCAGGGTTTATTGTGGACGGCACCCGCCACACGGAAACTGTCTTTAAAGGGACCATCATCCGACTCGTTCAGGACGTGAAGTCACTGAGAGTAACATGTACTGACAATTTCGGCGATATACGGAAAAAAGCGGTTGCTGACTTCGGTTTACCGCGGCACTTTATGTTAACGGAAGATCTTGAACAAGCCGCTGAAAACGGGGTCTATCCGGTGATGGATGCCATCATGCCGGCATCACACGGATCTGTTAAGTTGGCAACACGTACCGGTGAGGAGATCGAACCCGTTCAGAAACTCGCAACGGAAGGGACCTTGGACTCGCAAAACTTTATCATAGGTGATAAAGGTGTACGTACCGAAGGCGGATTTATAACGAATCCGCAGTCCGGATACCCGCAAATCCGAATGAAATCGCCATACCGATACCGGCATCTCTTGGATGTGATTACCGATATTCTCAACCATGCCGGCATCACGAATTCCGATATAGCGATACCAGCGCGAGACGCTGACCCACACTTTTCGTCAAATGGGCGAATCAATTACGATCTGATCGGGAACATCGGGAGCGGGAACCCTGTGACATGGAACGGTTATGTGACCGATTTCCTACACGACGCTGGCAAGTGGTATTTTCTCTACAATAAGCACAGGAACAATCCGAACGGGTTCTCGCAGGTGATAACCTACGATACCAGGACGCGCACCTATACCAAACTGCACGGTTTCAGTTCGGCGACAGAGGTGTGGAAATTCACGAAATCCGGGAATAACCTCTATCTGCTAACAACTACGGGCGGGAATTACGACGCAAATGAGGCGAGCAGCGAGAATCAGATTATCCAGTTGGACATCACCAGCAAGACAGAAACCGTTTTTGTCGCGCATACTGTGAGCCTGAAGCCCCAACTCGCACATTATTATCATGGGGTTGCGAGTGTGTTTATGAAACCTGATTCACGACGGCAGCTGATCTATAGGGAAAACGATGGGCTCTATTATGCCTGCGTCAATGCCGGCAATTCGCAGTTTGGGGTTGCGAAAGCGACGGCAGCTGGTGTTACGCCAACTGCCCTGATTACGATGAATATGGACAACTACGAAAACCACGGGGGCATCGGCTTCGATATAAGTGGTAGTACACTCCTCGGCGGGATGACGTTCCTCAGCGGCGGCAGATCGCAAACGCTCGTATTCAAAAAAGCACTGTAGCACAAACTTTCAGTTTGTGGCTTATGCGACGCAAACTAACAGTTTGCGCTACAAAAAACCCTTCGCCAAATGACGAAGCCTATCTATACAAATTATACATATCGGTCGCGACATGTATAGAAATTGCGAAAAAGTATACATGTTGTAGCATAACCTGTTAGGTTGTGCATCTTTGATTATCAGCCCTACAGGAGATAGAAAATGAAAAAGCTACTGGACAAATACTTTCGTAATCCCAACGCCAAGAAAATCGTGTTTATCTACTCGCGGGAAGAATTGATAGCAATGACGCGAAGATCCCTGTTTATGGCAGGAAACCCACCAAGGCGAGGTTAAAGGAAGAAAGTACAGGCTGACAGCCTATGCTACATGGAAAGATGGCTATACGCGGGACCCCGAACACCCAGTCCCTCACTATGGTGAGCGGCAATCAACCACCGGTGACAGCGACGCTTTCGCTCTCAGTCGTTATCCGTCCACCGATGGCATCGCGTTATACCGGTCGTGTCGCAACGATTGTATTTGACTTTGAAAATAACAACGGGCAGCCTGCACCGGTGAGCGGCTTCGGTATCGGTTCTCTAATAGGCGACCCCGGCGGTGAGATTTTCAGATTTACAAAAGTGAGCAACAGCCGATATACCTGTGATGTGAGATTTATAAAACGGACGGGGAATTGGACAATTACTGTGCTTGCGAATGCCGCAACACTGATAGCTGATCCGAATGTCACCGGTCCCTCGGAGGATACATCTGCGACTATAGAATTGGGAATTGTCGCTCCGATCGTCAAAATTGGCGTGCCAACACAAAGACCGATTACGCAACGACCTATCCCTCTCACTTTCGACTGGACCTATACAGATGACACACCGGTACCGATGGAAAACTTTGTGCAGGCGGATGCCCAAACAGATGTGGGGACAATCGGCAACTTTCAACAAGTGTCAGGGGATGCGAGTAAATACACAGCCGAGCTCACGATACCGCCAAGCAACACCAGCACAAAAGTAACGATTACGGTTTCTGCTGAATCTGCACAAGTCGCAAATTCTAATCCTGCTGTCCTCGGCCCTTTAGAGGATACCTCTAAAACTTTCGAGATCGCAGCACCAACTGCAGTTGCACAAGTCACGGGTGCAGATGAAGTTTGTGTCCTGGAGAAAGATATTATCGCAAACGATGTGCTTAACGATGTAATTCCACACCTCGGTGATAATGCCGGGGGAGCCTTTACATGCGTACTGGAATCTATTGCTATTAGTGATTATGTGTACCTTGTTGTTCAAGTGCGAAAGTTCACACAAACGGTCAACGATGACGGTGAACTGGTTACGCCAACAAACCCGGAAAACTTCCTCTCAAACGGACAAGCAGGTGCCGTACTGGTGCGAGTAAACACCGCAAACTGTCAATTTGAGGTTTTGAAAGCGTATTCGGATATGACGCTTGCAGCACGATCGCTAACGGTCAATGGAAACATGCTGTATTTCATGGAAGGCTCACATTATGTATACGAGGATGAGACCGAGTTCTCGGATCCTGACTATCGCGAAAAAATAGGCCATCTGTACAAGATTGAGCATCCAGCAAGCACAATTCAAACGGTCGGACGCAACTGGCGCAGCGCGTCTACAGATGATAACCCGGACACCGAGGAGACAGATTATTTTTATGGCATCCATGGCGGCACTGCCTCACCGATAATAATAGCAGATGAGGTTTTGCATCTGATTACCGGCTTCGGGAACTTCGACGATATTGGACAACCCCGCGGTGAATTCCCCGTCAACCGTATCGGCAATTGGAACTGGATTCAGCATCACAACCAGATTAATCAACGGCTGAGCGAGGTTTTGACAAACGGACGCACAGGGTTTGATGTGTTGAAAGATATAGCGATTCTTACGAATGCTATCATAGGCTTCAAAAACGATACCTTTTTTATGCGGCCCCGTGAACCCCAGAAAGCTCTCAACGGAGGCGGATCAGGTATCTCCGCAACGCAACGATCGGTTACCGCGGCTAAACTGAATTGGGGTGAATTCCCCAACGAAGGATGGCTCTTTATCGACGGTGAACTGATAAAACACACAGGCGCAGATGAAAACGGTCAATTCGCAAACCTTGTCCGCGGTGCCGAGGACACCACCGCTGCTGCACACACCGGCAACTTCGACATCACTTTCGTCGATCACATTTTGGCACTCAACGCAGATGTACTTGAGATGCCTATCAAATCTATCGTCGCCACCAACGATCTCCGTCAGTTCTATAACAGGGTACGGCTCCGATATGGCGACGGCGAGGCGGTCCTTGTTGAAGACGCAACAAGTATCACTGAAAACGGCGCACGGCTTTTGGAAGTAGATATACCTTTGGATGCTCATCAGCGCGTCTGGGCTGAATGGCTCGCAAATGCGTATCTCGCTCGCTTCAAGGAAATAAAACAGATTCTTAATCTAACACTGAAGCCTACGTTCTACATGAACGTCGGTGATGTCGTCTATCTGAAAATACAAGAACGCCTGCACCTCAACGGAAATCTTTGTCAAGTGCTTGAGATCCGGCACGCATTCAGACAGCCACCAACAACTTCTGTTAAACTGGTTACTTTGTAGGTTTTTTATGAATGAATAGCACCCAACGTTGTAGGCTTAGGCAGTTGATGTCCATTTGCGCACCCAGTGATAGATAGTGTTTCTATGAATATTTCGGAATGCTGTACGGAGCAACTTTCTTCTCTCTTTTAAAGGCATAGCAGACGGTAGAGAAAAGAAATAATTACGCGCTCGTATGTGCTCCGGATGTAAGTTTGGGTGCTTTTCACCCGTCAGAGCTTGAGATATTTTACGACGGTGTTCAGCAGAAAGTGTTCTGCCTTTTTGTGCTTCAGACATTTTACGGAGGGATTCTTCAGAATGCTTTCGGCCTTTGTTCGCTTGAGATATTTTACGGCGATGTTCTTCAGAAAGCGTTTTGCCATAAAAATGGTTTTTTTTACCTTTCTGTGCTTCAGACATTTTCCGACGTGTTTCTTCAGAATGCGTTTCGCCAAATTGATGGTTCTTTTCACCTTTCATGGCTTCAGAGAGTTTGCGGCGATGTCCTATGAGAAACTTTCGACCTTTACCTCCTTGAGATATTTTACGACGGTGTTCAGCGGAAAGTGATTTACCTTTGTGTGCTTCAGAGATTTTACAACGCGTCTCATCAGAAATCGTTTTAGCAGCCTCACCGCCAGATGTGAGATTATACCCATGCGGATGGACAGTTTTAAATTTGGCGATATACGCCTTTTCAAGATCAGGCAGAAGTTCATCAAAGACGTTTGCTTCAAGGATTTCATAGGTAAAGGCATCTTTGCCATAGATATTGATATCGTCGGCTATACCCTGATTGCCACGCCCAGAAAGATGGGCTTTGATTCTCGTTTTCTCAGGTGGATGGATACAGATGCCGATGTATGCTTTAGAATTGATGTCATTCGTGATCATGTAGACGAAACCCATAATGTCAAGCTCCTATAGGTTTGGGGACCTCGCTTGACATTTCTACAGGAAGGTGTTAAAATAAAAATGCCAATGCGAAAACCGGATTGGATTCTGTGATTTTTCAATACTTGGCACGGGAAGGGGTTCCATCCCTTCCCACTACCTTCCTTATAGTATAGCATTTTCCCCATTTTTTAGCAAGTAAAATGAGAGAATGGTTTCCAATTCCCATCCAGCATGTGCAAGCGAGTAAGGTTGGCACAATACATAATATCTATGAGTTTCTTAGGGATCCAATTGGTGCAACGATTACACTTGAGACACCGCCTTCGCAATTTGTGGCTGCGCAAACGAAAATCGTTAGAAACGAATTGCGATATAGGATTGCGAATGTCACACAAGAGACACAAACACGCCTGGTGCTTGTTGCGGAGTGGGAGGAAAATGGCGAAACAAAAAAATCTAAGAAAACGATCAACTTTGAAATTTATACAGATTTCGTTGTTTTCAGGCGAGGTTCAACAGGGATAGGACCGACAGGCGTAGGTGAACGTGGCACCGGGATTACGGGTGCTACGGTTAAGGGTAGGCAAGTTACCGCAACTGTTGACGATTTAGTTGGTACTGGGATTACGGGTGCTACCGTCAAAGGTCGAGAAGTTACTGCAACAGTTGACGATCTGGTTGGCACGGGGATTACAGGTGCCACTGTCAAGGGCAGAGAAGTTAACGCTGGGAATTCGCTCGTTGGCACGGGGATCACAGGCGCGACCGTTAAGGGTCGGCAAGCTAACGTTGGGAATTCTCTTATTGGCACGGGCATCACAGGCGCGACCGTTAAAGGTAGACGGGTTAATGCAACTGTCAATAGTTTGCGCGGCACTGGGATTACGGGTGCAACGACTAAAGGTAGAGCTGGGAATGCAGTTGTCGGAACCGGCATCACAGGCGCGACCGTCCGCGGACGTAGCGTCGATGCAGCACATCTTGTTGGTACGGGCATCACAGGAACCACAACAAAAGGCAGAGCCGGAAACGCTGTTGTGGGAACCGGTATCACGGGTGCTACCGTCCGCGGACGTAGAGTTGATGCAGCACCTCTTGTTGGTACAGGGATCACAGGCGCAACGACTAAAGGTAGAGCTGGGAATGCAGTTGTGGGAACCGGCATCACAGGTGCGACAACAAAAGGTAGACAAGCGAATGTTGGAAACTCACTCGTCGGCACGGGCATTACAGGGGCAACGGTCAAAGGCAGACGGGTTAATGCAACTGTCAATTCATTGAGAGGCACGGGGATCACAGGCGCGACTACAAAAGGACGGGCAGGGAATGCTGAAGTCGGGACGGGGATCACGGGTGCTACGGTCAGAGGACGTAGAGTTGACGCTGCCCATCTTGTCGGAACCGGCATCACAGGCGCAACGACTAAAGGTAGAGCTGGGAATGCAGTTGTGGGAACCGGCATCACAGGTGCGACGTTTAAGGGGAGAGCTGGGAACGCTGTTGTGGGAACTGGTATCACAGGCGCGACGGTCAGGGGGCGTAGAGTCGATACAGCACCTCTTGTCGGCACGGGGATCACAGGGGCGACCGTCAAAGGGCGTAGCGTTGATGCAGCACCTCTTGTTGGTACAGGGATCACAGGGGCAACGGTTAAGGGTAGGCAAGTTACTGCAACGGTTGATGATCTTGTTGGCACGGGGATCACAGGTGCAACGATTAAAGGGCGTGTGGCGAATATAACGCCTGATGATCTACGCGGTACCGGCATCACCGGGGCAACCGGAAAAGGGCCAACAGGTGTTGGTGCGCCAGGCTCTGACGGCACGCTGAACTTTTCGCATATCTCGCAGTTTTTCAGTGAATCCGCTACAACTTTATCTGGTTCTGAAACGCCAGGTGTTCTCGAATTAGGCAAGATGGCATTTCTTGAGATTGATAGTGCTGCGAATACGATAAAAACAAATGTGAAAGGTGTTCAGTACCATATTAGAAATTTGACTTCCCTTGTATCGGGATTAACAGATCGCGTAACGACTCTGGAGTCTTCTTCTTAGGAGAATATAGATGATAAATCAAAAAACTGTAGCGCGTAATGTAATGGAGCGCGGATCTACGGAGAGAGACATCAAACGACCAACCGACCTCACCGAACCGCAAGGAAATATAGAAAAACATAAACCGCATATTACGAGGCTACCGGTCGTAGAGTATCCCAACTACGAAATCACGGATACGGAAGTTGCTGTTTCGATAGCGTTGTTCCATTCTGCTATCGACTCGGCGACACTGACACCTGCGAATTCGCAACGGCTGAAGGATGTCCACGCAAAAGGTGCCGTCTGGGCGGCGATGTCCTTGATACGCAATACGGATTTAGCCGAGCGCGGTGTCGGTATCTATTTCCATGTCGAGGACGCTGTCTACGACGCGGTTTCGGAAGTCTTTGAAGCGTTCCAAGTGCCTAAGCAGTTTATCCGTCGAATGGATATTGCGTTCCCACAATCGGATAAAGTTAAGCACCCGCACTACGGCAAAAAGTTTATGTGCCTCGAGGATAATATCGAGACGGCGCGATGGCTTATTGCCGATTCCGATGCGTTTGTCTGCACAGCGGGTGATAAATTCTACTGGTACGATAAACTGAAAGCCTTTGAAAACCCGTCGGCGATCAAGCGGTTCATGGGTTCGTATACCGGCGATCAGTACCGGATCTGGGTGCATGGGGTTTGTCTTGCGGCGGGGATACCTTTTTTCGCTGACGAGGATCTGTTTGGACAAGAGTTACGATGTTTTTATGCATTAGAGCATTGGATAGAAAATAAAAGACCCGTACATCCGAAGTATGAAACCGATCGCCCAGTCATCTCTACACAACTCTTTATGCTGCCGGTGAAACACTCGCTCGCAGCGCATATCAAGAAATTCTATAAAACCTGTTATCAGGACGAATTCTTGATTGCGATGTGGGAATCCGCGCATCAAGAGGTCTCTGATCTGAGAAAAAAACTCGGTAGCTTCCACTTTTACAACTATGAATCGGAATTCATTGCGCGGGACAAGACCCTGGATAAAGAGGGCTACGTCGCACATATCGTGCCGGACGACCACGGACCTGAGCAGAAAGATTTTGAGAAGTATTACGACGATTTCTACGAGGCGTTGACGTTCCATGAACCGCCACAGGTAACTGATTCACAATCCATTTCGGATAAGTTGATAGGTACGCGATCGGACAAACAGCATCCAAAGGGTCACCAGTACGGCAAGTTTTACGATATGATTTTCGAGTCGATGGTATTCCGTAAGAAACGACCGCTACGGGTCCTGGAGATCGGCGTGAGCCTGTTTGGTGAAGGTTCTATGGAGGCGTTTCAGGAATCAGAGCTTGTAGAACAGGTTGTCGGCTTGGATCTCATCACTTATGTAGGTGAACTCAACGAGAAATCGGCTTTCCATAAAATCGACGCGTATAAGCCTGCAACGATAGCGTTTCTGAAAGCGGAATACCCGGACGGCTTCGACATCATTATAGACGATGCGACGCATGAACCTTCTGACCAATTATATTTTTTGGAAAACTATGTAGAGCTGTTGTCCGATGGCGGTAAGTTAGTGTGTGAAGATGTTAAGGATGAGGATTTCTTCCGTAAAATGTGTGAGGTAGGAGACTGTTACGGTATAGACGGCACAGCAAACGCTTCCATCCGAGTTCAACACATGGAGCGGATCCTTATCAAGGATAGACCGAAAGTGTTGCCATCTATCACTGCTGCGCAAAGTGGGGTTGATGAATTCAATTTCTACACACCGCCTGTCTGCAAAACTTTCCACGTCTTTGAAGTGCCTTACGCGACCGGCAAAGAAGATTTCGCGTGTGCTTTTGTGCAGCGGATCTTTAAGTGGTGTCGCGCCATGAAAAATCTTGGGCATCGGATTATCTACTACGGACACGCGGATTCAACTGTGCCATGCACTGAACACGTTACCGTCTACGATAACAAAATCCTTGAACAACACTACGGTTCTTCAGATTATTTTGTGGTGCCGGAGCATGGGATGGATGATCCTGTTTTCAAAGCGTACGCCGAAAACACTGAGCCTGAAGTCCGTAAACGTGCGCAAGCAGATGATTTTATCCTTGCGTTCTATGGACTCGGTCACTTGGCACTCTGCGAAGCACTTTCGGATCTACCAGTGCATATTGTTGAGCCTTCTATCGGTTACCCAGATGCGTTCTCTGAAAACCGTGTCTATCAGAGCAGCCCGAAGCTGCACTTTGAACGCGGCAAAGCGGATGTCAACTATTTCATTGCGGAGAAATACCCGGACTGTGAATATAACGAGTTTATCTCTTCGCAATATAATCGGATGCAGTACACAGTACCGGATCGGAATTCTGTTGTGATCCCGAATTTCTTTGATTTTGATCACTTTGAATACAAAGAAAAGAAGGATGATTATATCTGCTTTGTTGGGCGGATCAATATCTGTAAAGGCTTGCACGATGTGTTTCAACTCGCGAAGTATACGAATACTCGGCTAATTGCCGCGGGTGTTGGACGGTTAGAGCAATGCGGTTTAGAGATTCCGCCGCAGCTTGAGTTTGTAGGTGTCGCGGATATTGCGACCCGGAGCGATATTTACGCGAACGCGATGGCGCACGTCTGCCCGAGCATCTATCTTGAGCCGTTTCTGGGGTCCGGTGTGGAATCGCTTTTCTGTGGGACACCGCATATCACATCGAACTGGGGCGCGCCGATGGACTGGGTAGTAGATGGTCAAACAGGTTGGCGGACACAGAATTTCGATCACATGGTGTGGTGTTTGGAAAATATAGACCAGATTTCCCCAAAAGATTGCCGGCATCAGGCTGTCCAGTACTCAAAAGAACGGGTCTCACTGATGTATCACGAGTATTTCAATATCCTGTTACAGAACAACCGTGGCGGTCGATGGTCGGTGAACCCTGAACGCAAACGGCTGGATTGGCTGTACAAGGATATGACAGAAGAAGAAATCCAGGCACAGATAACAGAAATTCAGAATGCAATTTCAGCAGAGGGTAAATAGAAGAGTAAGTCCCCCTGATAAGGGGGATTTAGGGGGTTTCTTCAGTTCAGAGGGTAAGTAGATGGCATTGAGTGTAGTCGTGACAGGTGGCGAAAATATTGACCAAGGGGGGCAGGTTACCTTGAACGCGACCGTAACGGACGCGAACGGGAACACGCCACCAGGAACACTTCAATATACATGGCGCGCGAGTAGGGGTACGTTTATTGGCGCGACCGATGAAGCCTCTGCCGTGTATCACGCGGATTTTACGGATGCTGCGGATGTTGATGTCACGATTACTTGTGATGTTACGCGTCCTGCTGAAAGTAACCCAACAGTATCCGCTGGCTCGCTCACTGCAATGACAGCACTGGGCATCACCGGACAAATCCTGAACATGTTTATTAACCCGACGGCTGACACGCGTGAGAATGCGCGATCTAACATCCATCCGGGGGGGACGCTTGCCTCTGGTTCGGATAGTGGGCTATCCAGTAATTTACAGATTACGCAGATCGAGTGGAACGATAGGACAAACAGGTTTATTCTGACCCGTTCTGGTAGTGGGAATATAGGGACGTTTTTTCAAGGTGTTACGACCCGTGCTGTTTTTGTCATATTTTCGGACGGCACTGTGCTTGAGTTGAATTCATCGGATATAGCAGTAACAACTGCTGCTCGTGCCCAATGGAATGTCTCTAACGCAACGCTCCAGCAGAAATTTGTTGACCTTGATGGTAGTGGTAGTGATAGTTCTTTGTTGGTAGGTGTGGCAGATGCAGGCTCTATCGGCTGGTCAGAGGATACCGGTAGCGATACTGAGACGTTTACCGCGGCGGCAGTCGTAACGCGTGCCATCGCAATGGTCGCGGATCAGAATATCGTTGTAAATACAGATTATCGCCTGACAGTTGCAATCACCGGGAACCCGACAACCGTCGAAGTCACCGGCGATATGGAGTATTTCAACTACGATTGGCGAGCTGGCGATAACGAGGTGAAAATTGTAGGGCACCCAGAGAAATTGCTGAACAACAAAAACTGGCATATCGAGGCAACTTATAGCAGTGGCGATCCGCTTGAAAGGGATATTACTTTCAATGTTGTGCCTGCCGCGCCTGTCTTTGGCACTGTCCCCGATATACATCTTTATAGAGACGTGGATATAAACCTTGAGATCCCGATAACCAACCCACCGTCAGAAGTGATCGCTAAAACATTGCTACTCGGGCTGGGTATCGAGAAGATAGAAACAGGCGCGAAAATTGATGGCGTTATACCCGCCGACGCAAACTTCACCGTTACAGCGGGCAATATTGAGATGGAAGCCCCGCACCTTGGAGAAACCGTTATGTCAAGTGTTCCTTATACAATCGAAGCGGGTACCCCGCCTGCCCTTGGTCAGATCGAGCAGACACCGAAAGGTAATTTTGCGGTGGTTTCTTTTCCCGATGTCCAACACGCCATCGAATACGAATGGGGGATCGACGAAGGCAGCGGTGTCGATTTTATTAACTACAACAGATTTGGGCCCAACCGTCCCGTCATAGATTTAGAGCACATAAAGGTAACGCCCAGACACCTAAACGCCACAGTGACTTTCCCGCATGTCCCAGGCGCGACGCGTTATGAATACCTGATTGGCGGCAATTGGCATGAATTCGTCGCCGCGCCAGTGAATAATCTGATTCAAACAATCATACCGGATTTGGAGGAAGGTGAGACTTACCAGGTCTATTTCCGTGTCTCCAGCCCGTGGATCGGTGTACCAGTGCCAGTGCAGGTTACTGGAGGGCGATTGGCGTATGCGCTTCACGGAGATTCCTCAGCGAATGATGACCATGTGCTTTTTGTTTTTAGCACGGGAACACAAGATGGGATAGCAAGCCCAATCAAGCGGATTTTGATACCTGATGATGTAAACACTCCCTCAGATTTGGCTATAGATTTTGAGAATAATCATTTTTATATCTCGGATACTCAAGACAGCTCGATTCATGTATTTGATTTGAACACCAACCACGACACACAAGCGACACGATTACGTAAGTTTTTTAAACCATCAACGCTTTCAGGTGTCTTTGCGCTTTCAATATATGGCAATACTCTGTATGGAAAGTATTTTGATAATAATTACTTTGAAAGTTTTTCGGCGAATACAGCGAATGGACAAGTTGCCACACGCATAAACAGGTATATAACGAATATTCCTGGTGGTAACAATTCAAGGACTTTCGCATCTTATGCTACAGATGAATTGGTTTATTTTATGAATACTTCTGGTGGGAATGCTGTTGTTGCTTTCCCAAGAGAGCCTGCAAACTATGCTGATGTGGATTTTACTATAAACCAGCGAATTGCAACGGATATCCACTTTGATTCGTCTCGGGGTGTAAACGGGCTTTCTGTAATCGGGAATACCGCGTATATTTCTGATCTTAGCTCAAATACACAGCGGATAAATATCGTTGATTTGACAAAGGCACATACGGATGCTGGGCAGGTGATAAAGCAGTTTATTGCGCCTCCAGGTTGCGATAGAATCGTGGGCTTAGATATAGCAGTATAAAGAAAAATGGCAAACGCAACAATCTCTGGACACACAGGCATAAAAAACGGCAACTTCCCACTCATGGTGGCGTTTACGGAGCCGATTACGTCCGTTACTGGATTCGACGACGCGGATATTACGATTACCGCGGTGTCAGGGAACGGCATCACCGGCGTGACGTTTGAAGTAACCGGCAGAGGCGCAGATTACCATATCACTTTCCAACTGCCGGAAGATGTTCAGGGGTCTTTTCGGGTCACGATTTCGGGGATGGTTACGGTAGAAGGCGGCAGTGGCCCCGAAGCGGTGATGGCGAACTCGCCTGTCGTTACGTACAACAATATTACGAATGTTCCAGCGACTTTCGGGACCGTGGAATACCGCGATAACGGTGTGCTTGCGATTCCGATGACATTTGGTGTGGCGGTCACGGCACCCTCAAAAACCATCTGTCGGTTCGCGAATCCGTCTGAGGATGCAGGGGATGGGATCGCAGCGATTGAAGATTTTTATATCGTCGGTGAAAATACGGCTTATGCGCTGATCGTTCAGATCGCTGAGGAAAAGAAAGGTAGCTTTATCTTGCGCTTCGAGGGCGATGTCCTGAAATCCGACACCATGATCTGGGACAACGTGACCAACAATCAGCCGCTCGCAGATCGTACCTTCGCGTATGATACGCGCGCACCACGGATTGTTGCTTATGATATTCCTGCAAACTATACCGAGGGTGAAAATTTTGATGTGCGCCTCGCGTATAATCTACGCGTGACAGGCTTGAGCGATAATAATGTGCATCAGGTTTTCATTTTGGAAGGTGCGGCGAATATGATGGGAACACCTACACCTTATAAATGGGTAGGTGCTTCGCCTCCCGATTTCAATGCCGCAGTGCCGGACGATCTGACAGGCACGGATTGGCAACAACTCACATCTCCGCCAGCCGGTGTCCCTACCACTGCCGAAAACGATTTTGATGAAAACGGGTTTTGGCACGGTGCCGCGAATGAAGGGCAGTATTTCTTGATTCGCTGGGTTGTTGCTGAAGGCACCACCGGCATCTTCAATATGACACCCCTTGAGGGGATGCTAAGGGGTCAGACTGGCGGCTAACACCCCCAACCCGGTAGGTGCGGTGTTTTTGCTGGGGGGTTTCCCTCCTAACCGCACCGGATCTTAGTTTGTGATCGGGTTTAGGTTATCTCTAAAGTATTCAAATTCAACCTGCATTCGCTTAGAACTCGTCGCGTTTCCTGCGTAAATCCCAACCCATAGCGGTGGTGTGAGTTTGAATTCAATATCGCCTACATGTGTCCAGTCCTGAGTTTCTTGTGCTCTATACCAAGCTGTGTACGTGTCGCCCGCTTTGGTGAGGCGATAAAACAGGTCAGTTTCACCATGGTTTTCGATTTGGAACTGCCTTCCAGAGAGGATGTTCGCGCTATAATCCGGTTTATTGTGAAATTGGACGAACCCGCGTGCCGTGGCATCTCTCGCCCAGAATTTGAGCGTCACCCAATTATCGTCTGCCGGACTCTTCACGATAAGCCCTGTTACGCCTGATGTCGTGTTCCACCGAGCCGTGAATTTTGTTTCTACATCAAGAACGTCTGTATCAATTTCCTGATAGAGAATATGTGTTTGATCGGTTGTCCAAAGATTTCGGTTCGGTTCAGCCTCGATGAACAGGTGATTGGCGCGTGTTTCGCCGATGTCCCACTTAGCGATGTTTTCTATTTCGTGGTGGGTCCATGTCGGGGGTTCGTTCTGCCATCGCCAGTTCAGGTTTTGTAAAGCGGCACCTTCAAACGGATCCCCGAGCGAATCTGTCGCGTCGCTCGTGATATCGTCTATGATCTGATGGATCTCTGCTTCGTCGCAAGCGAGGACACTGAGTATTAGGATGAGTAGACAGTAGAAAGATCGTTGAAGTCTGTTCATTTTTTTCTTCCTTATCTGAATGCTAACCACAACATCAAAAGTGCCATTGCTAAGAGTGTGAGCAGCGTTGCGAGTCTGAAGCGCATTTGAGCCTCTAATCCTTACCGCGGCGGATTACACACCCTACAAGGTCCATACCGTAACTTCGCTTCTTCCAACGTTATCGGTATCTTGCTTTTCAACCAACGACACCCCGCGCGATGGTATTTTTTGCCGGTCTTTGTCCTATAGACCTGCACATCTTGTACCGCTTCAGGTGGTTCTGGCTCATTAGGAGGCTGCACAACGCCATATAGCCCTTTGCCAGATTCACGCGCTTTTGCCGCATAGTGCTGAAAGATTTTACTGTGCTTAAACGGAAATTTGGTATAGGCGTGTCCGTACCCCTGCCGCACGATTTCCAGATTCACAAACAAGCCGTCCGGTGCGCGATACAGATATGCCAGCAGCCTGCCGTATTTGTCCGTTTTGTCCCTGTCAAACCGCAGATACACAGATTCGCCAAGCAACAGGTTCTTAAGGAACGCCGAAGCCTCCTTGCCATACGACTCCACCGGTTTGCTCGGATGCACGGTCTCCGGTGTATCCACACCGATCAGCCGAACATCCATCTTTTTACCTTGATAGTCAATCTCAACCGTGTCGCCGTCCACCACACGCAACACAAGGTAGGCAGGATTCTTTGAAAAATCTTCTACCGGATACGCTATATCGTTCGCTTGCGGATAGAAGATAGCACACAGAAAGAGCAGCCCCAGCGAAATTGATAGCACTGTTTTTCGCATAAAAACACCTCTATTTGATATTCTTTACTTTGTTCTCATGGTCGAATGTCCGAATCACAATAGCATTCTCCGCGCCATCCGCGATTCAGACACATTATAAAACAAAAAAGGCGTGGCAGCAATCATAAACCACGCCTCCATACTCGTTAGTATGTTATTTAAAAAGCAGTGAAAGCTCCTCACTGGATCGTGTGATACTTTTGGCGGATCGAGGCAGATCAGGTCAATACTTCCGTTAGGGAATTACGAAGCTTCCATATCGCCGAATAGGTGCGTGAAATCCACTTTTGTAAGACATATTTCTTTTTTTTATGTTGGGTCCACCACCAGCAGGAAATTTCCCATCGTGTTCTAATGCTTTCGCTGGTTGGCAAGGATGACCGAGTATACCATCAGCTATATCCCATGAGGTCGCATGTAACGCTTTAACTGGCTTGTATTTCTTTTGACCCTGACTACATTCAAGGATTACTGCGTAGACAAGTGCGCGATGATTGCCATCCTCAATGTAAAATGATCCCTCAGGACACAGATCTCTTTCACCGCCAGGATAGTTTGTTAAGTTGCGAATCCATAATTCGCCCATAACTTCTTTTTCAAAGCCTTTGCAAAGCAGCATATGTGGTTTAAACCAAGGGTGATCCTCAACACTATCATCATCTTTTCTGGCTTTTATATCTTGATTGATAAGATGTTTAAAAACCTCTGTAGGATTAGATGTAGGGCCCGTCTCACGTGCTTTTTCCACAACTTTTTTTACAACACATTCAAGGGGCTTATGGCAAAGGTTAAAGAGAAACTTACAGTCTTCATCATAATCTTTATATTTTTCCCAGATGGAAGGCGGTCCCATAAAAACTAAATTTTTAAATTCTTTTTTGGTGAGTTCAACTTCAGTAAATTCATAAGATATGTCTTTACAAAACATATTCTTATTCTCCTTTATTGTGGCAGCCGCGTTTGTTCATAATACTGGGTAATTTTGAGCGGTCCAAGAAATACTTTGTTTAACCGTTCAATATTTGTGCAGAGCCATTGAAATTGGTTTGACCAGTCGTTTGGGGCCCTTTGATCGGCTTGTGTTTTACAACCTATAATATATATTCTTGGGCGATCTGGCAAAAATAGCAACTCCTCGTCAAAATCTCTCTGAAAAATATCTTGTGCAGACCTTAACGCTTCAAAAATATCTCTATTTTGCTCTATCTGCTTATTCAAATTAATATTAGCACTAATTTCAGAATCGCCAAGTAGAAACACCCCAAGACTAATGTGGAAGTGATCGAAATTGTCCATCCGAAAATAATAGGACTTCGGTCTTGGACCTCTATCACTAACTCCTACAGAAGAAAGCGATAGACCATTAGCAATATAGTATTCTACAAATTCAGACCAGTATCGCGGATATAGTTCATCATCGTTATTTATACGTGATTCGCGAAATAGCATTTAAGATCTCCTTCATAAAAACAGATTTCTAATAATCTTCAGAATTGCCAGTGGGATAAGTGTAGGGGATTCCTCGATCACCAGTAGCGACCATAGGCGTACCTCGCTTACCCCTTTTTTGGCTGCGTATGTCAGCTTTCAATAATTTGTCAAACTTTTCTACTATGGTCTTTTGCACATTACGCACTTTGGGAATGTTAAAATCAATGTCAGAACATTCCATAAGAGCGATAAGAACAAGAAACGTGTCTGCAACGTAAAAATATCTCTCGGTCGTGCTAAAGTTTTCTTGCAATACTGGATAGCGCAGAAAGGTATAAGAGTTGTAATATCGGTCCATAAAGCCCTTTATTGTGTCAAAACTCTTTGGATCTTTCTGCCTATTATATGCCGTTAACTCGTCAAAACACGCTTCTATACGACCCCGGTCATCTTCTGTGAGCCTCCCATATAACTTTCTAAGGTTGTGTGTTTGGGGAAACTCGTTGCCATTACTCTGGATTTGATACTTTAGCAAGTATTCTATAAATTGCATTAGCAGAATAACGCCCGCCCATTGATGAGCAACCGTGCCTTTAATATGTCGGCACAAAAGATCTAAATTGCCTTGTATCAAGTTACGCAATCCGTCTTTTGATAAATCGTTAGTATTTTTATCCTTATTCACACGATATTCCGCTGTTGTTTCTGACATGATATAATTCTCCTTTCTATTAGGCGGATGGAGGAAGGGTATCTACGCTTCATTCAAGGTGGAGGGGTTATACCGCCGGGCTGACCCCACTTGTACGAGATTTATTCAATGAGTTAGAGACAGTCGCCATAATAGTATTTGTTCTATAATTCGTCAAGCATGCATGAAAGTTCAGACTTCCGACGTTCAAGTTGATTAATCTGCTTATCAACAAATTCAACTTCGTTTTCAATAACAGATCGCAACCTGTTCACCTCGTCTTCGCCTACCGGTTCTGGTTGTTCTGGCGGGTTTTGTTGATGTATAGAATAATACCCCCCTTTCGCCCGGGTAGCAATTCCTTCGTTCAGTAAATTGTCCAATGCTCCTCTAACAACAGATGTAGGATCATCAATTGGATCCCCACCACGCTGAACATGTGTATCATGTACATCCTTTATGATTTTCTTTCTTGGGACCATATTCGATCCTGAAAATAATTCCAAGATCAGTTTTTCGGCTATAGGTCGGTTGAGTCCCTGTCCTATATAATCATACATGTTCTACTCCTTTCACGATTAGGTGGATGGGAAGGGCACCTACGCTTCATTCAGGTTAAACTCCCTCACCCATAAGAATTGTTTCAATATCGCAATCGAGGTGCCCTCGTTAGTAATCTTCGGAGTTCCCAGAATTTGGAGGTCCCGGGATTTCTCCGTCCGCGAGTATCTCGTTCCTGTCGTAAACAAACTCCATAACTTTATCCCAATGAGGATAGCCAAACACAGGTTAGATATGTTCCGTTTTGTAGTCTTCCCACGGTAGCGGTCTATTCGGATCAATCCGGGTCTCCTGATCCATCCGATTGGTAGGCTTTTCCGGCTTGTCTAAGACAATTGCTGTAATACATGGTATCTCTCCATAGTTCCAATCCTCCGACCTCTCCAATTCCCAAAGCGTTGTCTGAATCCAAGCAAGCGTCCATCTCATACTAAAATTAAATCGAGGGAGATCTGGTGCTACCTCCTTGGCTAAATCCCGCATAATAACGATATCGCATTTTTGTCCAAACGAGATAAGGATCGGTAACGCTGCCTGTGCCATCCTCTGTGAATCCATACTGCCAAACATATTACGATTAAAACGTTGATTTTTCATTTTATACAACTCCTTTTTATCTATACTCTCCTTCTATACTCTCTTAACTGGTAACTGGTAACTGGCAACTGGCAACTAATCTAATACCACCGCAACCCCACATCCGGCAGACTGACAGGCAGTGGCACGGAATGTGTGCTTTGCTCTCCAACAAGCGGTTGGAGTGTATCGTGTAGAAACCGCTCTATGCCGTCTATATAGTGTATCAACGCCGGTGCCACGGCAACATACAGGTGTCTCGGCGCGTAGGTCATGATCTCAGGGTCGTCGCGGTGTTCTTTGAGCCGCTCTTTGATGAGTGTCAGTTTCGCTTTGCCAGCATAGACGGTTACGGCGCGTTTGCCTTTCTTATACCAAATGATATACACGCCTCTGAGGTGTTCAAAGAACAGATCGTTGAGATCGACACCGTAGAATTGGAGGTATTCGTTGTGGGTGCTGGTGGAGATCCAGTTGAGTTCGATGGGCATTTTAGTCTGTGCGTTTCCAAATCCTTTGGTTGTTACTCTTTTTGGGGTGTTGCTGTGTTTATAGTTTCAATAGTTCCGATTCCCGACTCTTAACTCTCACTGCAAGGCAAACTGATAACTGAAAGATTTTTCGCAGAAAAATCGTACTGACCACTATTAAAAGTGCAAGGCGGTGGACAGGGAATCCACCGCCAAGCGTTAGGTTAGTTCGGTTATAGACTTCTCCCTGAATAACCGAGTTGTTGCTAAGCGAAAGCACGCCATCACGATAACCGCGATCGCGTGCCTTTCGTATTATTGCAACGCTTTTATTTCACCCCATATCGTTGTCATCTTACCATTAGGTGAGACATCACCTTTCAGACGGCTCATCCGTAGGGTTTGGACTTTACCGTCGAGGGAGACATCTTGAATCTGGTAGTAGTAAACGACATTGGGCTTCGCAGATTTATCT